GGAGTGACTATAAAGGTAGATGAGGAAGAATCGGCAGTCGCATTGATAGATGCCTGCACGCCTCGATAAGCATTTGCACTAGAGGACATTGCCGCCGTTGCAAGTAAAGTCGTGTGAGCAACTGCTTTCTTTTCACCAACTGAAATGGCTAGACTTGAACCAGTAAAGGAACCCGATGCGTTAGCAATAACGTAGCTTGATGCTGTTACATCACTTGATGCTGCTATATCAGATTCAGCTGAAACTATGCCTGAAGTTGAAGCTATAACTGAGCAAGAGCCTGCGATGTTGGCAGAAGCAGACTTAGACTTATAAGCCGAGGATGTAACTACTGCGCTAGCGGTAATGTCCCCAGAAACATTTAATGTATTTGATGCAGTAGCTGAAGATGTAGCAGAAGCGGCAATATCAGCTGTGCCGTAAAAGACTGTATGTACTGTAGCAGTTGCAGACAATGCTGCGCTTGGGTAGTGAAAAGTTGTAACCCATTGTGGTTGAGTTGTAATTTGCCGTTGCTGTACATAGTAAGCATATACAGAAGATGAACCACTACCCTGCGCCGTGTGGTAAGGCAATCCCGTTTGGTAGTCGCTTTGATTTGTAATGTACCTGTCAAACCAGCCGCCGTAACCCCATGCTGCCTGCCAAGTAGAATCACTGACGCTGTAGCGACCAGCAACATCACTATTGTTTGTGGGGAGACCACCAATTAGGTTGTAGACCCCAGAATTACGCCAGATGACATTATAGGTGTTTACCCAACTGTAAATTGGGGCTGTCCAGTATCCACTTTCCATTGTGGATTGAGCGAAGATGACCTTACCTGAGTTAGCGGTTAGGTTACACTCTGCTTGTAATGAAGCAGACGCGTAGGCCACCCTCGATCCTACAGCAACATTCGTTGCTTGAGCCGTAACGTACACGACTGCTTGCCTGTAAACCACAGCATTAGCATTACTGCTTGCTGCACAAACTATTTCAGCGTTACTAAACTTAACTCTATACCCTTCTACGTTTGCAGCTGCGTTACAACCTAGTGTGGCAGTAGCCATGGCAAAACGAACAACAGACTGCGTTGTTGTTAATGCGACTGAGTTGATTACAGTAGCAGTAGCATGAGAGTATAAAGTTGCTTGAGCAGAAGCAGATGCCCCTGCACTTAATGATGCCGCACCCTCAACTGTTGCCACCCCTGCCGAAGCAGAGATAACACCAATCGCGTGTGTATTGAGTGCGGAAAAATTCATTTAGTCTAGTGTTACCGTAACACCACTGACGGCAAACGACAGTACATCGTCAGCAGTTAGTGTCTTGGACGTTGCCAAGTTGGTGTGGTAAAGCATGTTGCCACTGGTTGCCGCATCGAAAATGCCGATGTGACTAATGGTGACGTTAGACCCGACCAATGCAGGAAACTGAAGCTGGGTTGAGCTGTTAACGGCTCCACCAGAAATAGTGCCAAATGACATTGCTTGACGGGCATAGTTAGTCCATGAACCTTCAGCGCCACCAGAAGCCGCGTCAGTAGGATCACCGATGAATACAGCTAAATAGGCTGTAGTAATAGTAGGAAATGTACCACCCTTCAAGGTGGAATTGAGAATTTGAGTCTCAAGATAATCAGAAAACTTAGACATTGCTAACTCCAAATAAGATTTTAAGTTGCACTATTTAGTGCAGGATTGGGCCAGCGCCCCTACGCTCCAAATCGAACTGACTTAACGCGGAGATTTGTACTGTCGTAACCTTGCATCTGAGCAACCTTTGCCCTAGCAAGTTCACGATCAAATAGTTGCCTGTAATAGGCCGCACGATTGGGGTCGTACCATTCGGTATTCGCCATCATGCAAAGAAAATGCTTGGCTCCAGTCTCAATAGCAGTGCGCCATCGAACACCTAGCTCGTAAGGAATCGTAGTTGCATTTTGCTTAGGCTTTAAAGCAAGTCGGCACTCCAATTCTTCATCAGCCAAGGGGATGGGTGACAGTCTCGTAGTTAATATGCCGTCTGTGGAGTAGTAAGTAGGAACACCCCATCGAGTCTCATCCTCTGGATCACCCTGCTGCTGATAAATCTTTCTCACTTGAACTGGAATTAACTCAGCACCCTTTCGAGATATGGATATTAACTGCACAAGTTCTGCGTTTCTTGGAATGGGAAGATCATGTTCTACTTCACCAGCATATAAATCCAAGGTATCTTCCGTGTGCTCCCAAATGAGGGTTCGCTCACACAACTCAGAAGTTGCCCTACGAAGTGAATGGATAATAGTGAATGAAGGTGCGCCTTGAATCTCGACAACAACGTCAGGTACAAGGTCTTCTAACTTTATATCAGCCATGGGTATTCCTAAGAGTTAACTGCATCTGCGCCTTGAACTGCTCTCATCTGCGCACTAGAAGCATCGATCTTGGATTTAACACCCAGTGAAGAAGCGAAGCCCATCATATGAACTTGAGCACGAGTCGCATTGCCTGCAAACTCAGCGTCTTTGTTATAGGCTCGATACAGAATGAAATCCAAAAGAGCATTGGCGTATATATCATCTATACCTATCATCGTAGTTGCGGCTGCTGCATTTAATGTTTCGTCTGCATTTACAATCGAAATCTCGGCAGGCAATGTCGAATAGATAATTTCTAACCTTGCTAAAGAATTAGGTCGGGGGTACAAATAAAATGTCTTTGGATCACGTTCGTCATAGACAAAATGATCGATGTTCGTTGAAGGCGTGGCGTTATGCCATGCAGGAACTTGGTCATCAAGAACAGATCGTTGAATTAATCGAGCAGCTTTAAACGTGGAAGTTGTTGCTGTGTTGCGAGTAACTTCCATCAACCTCAACCCGTTAACCGGAAGGGTCTGCTTAGAAGATTCTGCGACAGGAGTAAACTCTTCGTTAATAGTATTGGCATCAGGCCGATACAATATGACTTCTTTATGAGCATCGTTTAACCAATACTGAAGTTCAGAGTTTGGCCACCGCGTGCCAGACGAGCTTGTGTCCTGCAACACAATCTTAGCTCGATTGATAATATCTTTGGCTAACGTGACGGCCATGGATTACTCCTAGATTAATTTACCGCTTGAATCACATGGTACCCATTCAGGATTTAACTCAGACCATGGAACGATGGGGTAAGGAAAACCATCAGCAGGATTTCTTACAAACTGAAGACTGGATTTTTTCTTTGGCTGCTTGGTTTCTTTTTTCTCAACCACTGGCTCATTCAGACCTAAAGAGTCCTTGACCATTTTCGTAGCATCGGCTCTTAGTTGGCTGGCCTTGATACGTTTATCCATATCGATACTGAAATGCTGCTTAACGTAGCCTTCAAGATCATCTTTCGACATGGTTTCAATAAGTTTTAAATCTGCTTCAGATACCGCAGACTCGATTTTTAGAGCTTCACCTTCTGACATAATCATTCCTCAAAAAAAACCCTCACCCCGAACGAATCGAGATAAGGGTATTTATTTAAGCGTCCTTCTTAGCGTTTAACAAAACACCAGAAGTAGGCTGTACGACTTTGTAGCCGTATACTTTCAAACCACGGATGGCATCACCGAAACGGCTTTCCAAACGTAGGGTTTCAGTCTTAACAAACTGGCTAGCAAACGTAGCGAACTGGGTAGTACCACCCATGATCTTGTACTGAGCATCAGCATCAGCTGCTGCCGCAACAGCACCATCGTCACCACGAATAGGCAAGTTGTTAGACTGGTAGATAGTAAAGCGATCAATGATGCCTAACTTACCATTACGCGCAATCGAGGTAGAATCACCTGATTGGTTAGCGTTTTGGAGGTCTGACTTCTTGATCATTGAACAGATCCAAGGTGGTAGAACCAACCAACGACCAGCTTCAGGCTGATCAGCTTCGTCCAACTTGTTACCCATATCAATGATATGATCGATAACGTTAGCCTTAGTGATCTGCTGAGCAAGAGTATGAGTAGCTCCGCCAATGATATTGCCAGCAGCAACGCCACTGTAAATACCACCCAACACATCGCTATCAACAGCAATCTTCATACGCTCACCAGCATCACGAGTTGCCTCGTTCACTAGCTGAATATCAGATTGAGCCATCAATACATCGTCAACCTTGAAAGCAAACATCTTAGCTTTGTCGATTAACAACTCTAGCTCGGTATCGTTAAGATCCGCATAGCTAGTGATTGGTGTTGCGTGAGCTGGATCGTAATCCGAGATGCCCACAGTTGGTGTGTGGCGAACATGAACCTTGCTACCGTGGCCAGAAATATCGCCTTGGTAATCAGTGTTACAAATTGCGTCCAACACAGTAGACTTGTAGAAGTTTGCTAGTAATTTCTTACTCCATACTTCAGGTATAAACCGGCCACCTGAGCCGTCTGCAAATGGAAGTGCCATTGCCCTTCTCCTTATTTAGAAAATAAATTTTCGAGTCAGGAAAGGGAATCAATCCTAACTCGTCATAACTGACCGGATAACATGGCCTGATCAATTTGATCGGCATGCTTTTCGTACTCAGCAAGACTCATGTTTTTAATTTGGTCACGAGTAAACTGAGTAGTCTTTTGGCCAGCATTGTTGGAACGAACAGATGAAACAGCCGGATCAGCCGCCTTCTTTGCATCGTCCAAAAGCTGCTTTTGCTTGTCCGCTTTAGCGTTCACGGGACTAGCACCTACAGCCTCTTTGTACGAGGAGAGCATCCAAATAACCGATTCAGGGTTGCCTGTGATGAGGATGTCTTGAATCTCTTTAGGTTGGCGAGAACTCCAGCCCTGAAAGTCAGGTGTATCAACGATGTCGTAGGCGTCTGCATGACCTTCAATGATGGCTTCTCGATGAGCTACTTGTGCCGTTTTACTGGCCGAGGCTTGTCGGGATTTCTCCATTTCGGATAGCTGCCCACTCATCTTGTTGATGAGCTGCTGTTGATTGCGAATGTTACTTACGAGTGGATTGAAGTCTTCACCATATTCATTAACGAACGATGAAAGGTCATCAGCCTCAGCCGCTTCCGGCCTTGGTGGTGGGGCTTCACTAGGAATCAGTGGTGGGACTTTAGCCACCGTTCTTGAGTTCTCTAGCTGAGCCTGAAGGGCTTCGTTCTGCTTGCGAAGTTCCGAGGCTTCCATAGACGCCTGCGTCATCTTCTTGCGTGCATTCTCATAAGAGGCTTGCGCATTCTGAATACGCTGTTGCGCATTCTTAATACTCACTCCATCAGTCTCGAAGTTTTCTGAATTGTCCTCTTCAGATTCTGTTGCAGCTGCCGCTACCTCTTCATCTGCGTTGGGTTCATCCGCCTTGGATTCTTCTGGTTCAACCACTTGGGTTTCAATTTCATCAGCGTTGGCTTGCGCCTCTGCTTCTTGAGCTGCTTCAACCTTGTCCGTTTCGGGGGTTGCTGTAGCCTGCTTTAACGCCTCATCGGCTTCCGCTTCTAAACGGTCTATTTGCTCTGGTGTCACTTGCTCTCTCCGCAATGATGGGTATCAGGCCGATCCGCGCCTTGTCCTGTTCGGGGGGCACTTCTTCGGGAATTCCTTCACCCGCTCCAATTCAGCTGGGGCAAAATTGCTTATCCAGCCAGAAAAAATAAAGCTATTTGTTGAGGAGTGTCTGCGCGGTTTCTTCAATCCGCAGCAGCTTACGAAGCACCGCACATTCCCCTTGTAGCGTGCGATAAGCACCAAGGTCGTGAGGGTTCGTCTCCATGTCTTCCTTCGCAATGTCATACATGCGTTGGAGGTATTCTTTGTAGCGCTTCCAGTGATCTGGACTGCTATATGTGAGGTACATGACAGCTTCAACTTCTGAACGCTGTAATTGTTTTTGATTCATTCGGTCAACCCATATTGCTTAACCACAAGACGAACGTAATCCCCATCCAGTTGGATGGCATCTAGGAACAGGTCGTCTGGAGATAGTAGATAGCACCATGCACTCACCCTAACCGTGGGTTTAATGTGGGCTAAATCGGCTACGGCCTGCTTAATAACAGCAAACGCTAGTCGATTTTCTGGGAAATTTAGATTTAATCCTTTACGGATGTGCTTGACTGCAAGCTCTGCCCTAACTAATTTAGATAGGGTATAAAATTTACTGGCGTCACCACCGATACTGAGATACCAAAGGTCAGGTTGGTATCGTTCAGTATGGTATTCCATACATTTACTGACTAAATCCGTCTGGTGTCCTGCCTTGCTGCACGGATTGAGCAGTTTGCATAGCGTATGCCCTGTCTCGAGCTGCCTCAGCCTCTCGTTCTGCGGGTAATGTCTCTGCATCAACCATGTTAAGCATGGCCTGAGCCTGCTCTTTCTTAGCCTGAGCCTCTAACTTGGCTGTCTCAGCTGCTTGATTAGCCATATCTAACTGCATATGCTGCTCTTGCATCGCCTTCTGAGCTTCTTGCTGCTCAGCTTGAGCCTGCATAGTTTCATCATCATCTAATGGCATGAACTTATCTGGGTCTAGATCTAACGACTTAGCCACTTCACTAAGCACAGCGCGTCTATCTGTTAACGGCAGATCAACTTCGTTAGTTGTCATCTGCGCAAATTGTATTAGACGCTGTGACTGTATTTCTTTAGCCAATAATGAGGTCGATCCACGGGCCACAATCTTCATGTCACCCTTAATATTTTCTTTTATGTTCCAGCGCATGTTCCAATCGTACAAACTGGAAATTAAAGGACTCGTTAAATAATCATCAATGTTCTTAATAATTGATTTAACCGCTATAGAGGCTGCACCCATTAACATGGACATACCTGAAGCTGTCTTTGTCATGCCCGGAGTGTGTCCACCATGACTATAAGAAGGCATCGATGTTTCTTCGTCAGCAAATCGCCTAAACAACTCGATCACTGTGGTCAGATGGGCTGAAACATTTTGAGGCTGGTAGAAACGCAACATGGGTGTCGCTGAATCCCCACCTTCTCGTAACCAGATCTTCCACGGATGGATGTCGGTTACATCTGCTCCTGCTGGAAGCATGTTCGTATTCACCTCAACTTGAGGGCCAGAAGAGATTGCTTGGTTATCAATGAAGATTCTTACTGCTGCATTGATAGTATCTTGGGAGTCCCGCATCATTTTCGGTACGCCTGTGCCCCATAACTGGTGAGGAGTGCGCTCGTATGGGAACAACTGGAATGGAAGACCACCACCTTGATGTGGATTCAAACGAGCACGGATCACTTTAGATCCACAGACCCATACGTTAGCTTCGTATTCTTGAGTCTCATCTTCAACTTCTAGTCCAGCCTCAACAAGATCTGCCCCATCAACTAAACCCCACCATTCAATGACTTCAAATCGATTCGATGTTGTCTTCATTAACTGACCAGAAATATGACGGCGAGATTGTTCATGAGTCATCTCGACATGATTTCCATCTGGACTATCGGAAATAGTTTCTTCAATATTATCTATGCTAAAACCAGTCATCCGCTTTAATTCGCGGAATTGATACTTGGTCATTACATGCCGGTGGAAGACTCCAGATAAATCGTTTAAATCAACGGCGTATGGATCAGGGTAAACATCGAAAATTGATACATATTCGACATTCGGTTTTGCGATTTCTTCCGAAGACATCATCCAACCATCAGGCGTTTCTGCCCAACGTTGTTTGGTTTCCACTTTGACTGTGGCACCCTTCACACAACCCGTTCCAAGCATGCAAGATTCCATAATGGCTTTCTTGTACACGCCTTCGTAATTTAATTCTTCCAGCTGATCCTTCATCTCAATGGTCATGAGTTCAGCACGCTTCTTTGCAATCTTTCGAGCTTCTGAAGCAGCCTCTTCCATGACTTCTTCTACACGCTGCTTGGCCAACTCCATTGGATCAATCTGTAGCTCTCCACCTTCAGCCTGTAACTGCTGCATGATGGCTTCTACTTCAGACATAGCCCTTTGGTGTAGCTCAACGATAGACGGTTCATCCATCATCTCAGGGACACTGGTAGGCTCTATGCTCCAAGGCATATCTCCAGCGGGAAATAAAAGATCAATGATGCGACTGTATGCCGCCATGGTCTTCTCTCGCGTGAGACGTACATAAATTTGTGAACGGTTAGGATCAGCAGACAATCGAGCTTGAGTCGTCTCATCGTATTGCGCATTAAAGGCACGCAGGTCTTTAACCCAGTCCTCCTCAATGTCTTTACGAGCATCGCTCCACTCTACAAAGCGGTTGCGCAGCGTTCCGCCTAACGACTCAGCAGCCTGTTCATTGGCAGCTTGCTCGTCAGTTTGCGAATCTTCTTCACCTTCTTTGTAATCAATGATCATTTAATACCCTACACCCGTTTGAGCGGCTTTAAACTGTCTGATGTTGACCACGGTGCGGCCATAATTCCTAGGCATCCTGCGGTACATTTCGCACGCAATGGCATAAGACATAACTCGGTCATCGTAATAACCCTGCCTTGAGTTAGTGCTGCCGTTTGCATGAACAACGTAGGTTTCCATTTCGTCAATCGTTTCTAAACAGCGGATGCCAGATTCAGAGTCTCGAGTGATGGATGCGAGGTTATCTATGATTAAAGGTTTTGAACGTGATGTGGTCAGCCATCCAATCTTCTTGAACTGCTTACCATCGTATTCCCGCTCTAACTCTTCTTGCATGTAAAGGTTGGGGTAACCTTTATTCTTTAATATCGTCAGTGTGGTGAGTCCGTGGTTGTTACGCTCGACACCCATAAAGGCTCTTCGGTACAACATACCCAATGCATACAATAGGTCTCCGAAATGATCAGGAGAAATCTTTCCATGCCACTGGGCAACTTGGTCACCATTCTCATCAAGGACATCTGCACAAGAGAAGTCCCCTTTGTCTAAACCTTCTGCTACGTCAGCTCCGATCACATAACGCTTGTTTGATTGAGGGGCTTCCCAGACTCTTAAACAGCCATCCTCTTTTTCAATCAATGTTTGTGATTCAATCTGAAGGTCAGCTGTCATCGTTGGGGAGTAACATTCATCTCTTGCGGCCATAAGCCATGTAGATACGAACACACTTCGACCCGAGGAAATGAAAGCCTCGTTCGCTGAAATCGGATACTCTTGTCGAAACAACTCATCAGAGCGTAGCTCCATGATTTTATTGCGCCGCCAGTAAAGCTGATTGTTTGTTAAGCCTAAGCTCTCAACCATCTGCTCTTCTTGTTTAGTTCTTACAAAGTCTACTGGGCATAACATCACATACTCAGGTTGCCAGAACCACGGCACAAAGATGAGTTGATAGTTACCCTCACCGCGTTGAGCTGCTTGAACCATCTCGTAGAAAACACCACCAACACCGTTGGCTGTTGACTCGAGAATAACTTCAGTACCAGACTCAGAAGGAACCGCTTGCAAGACGCCAGCTAAATGCTCTTCACCATTGGGCCAGAAGCCAACTTCTGATCCATGAAATAATTGTAGGGTTTGAGATCGGCCTACCGCTTTGTTACCCGCAGTACCCACCTTATAACCAGAATCGATCTTGTCGAACATGAGTTCTTTAGCATTAGAGCTTGAGACCGATGGTGCGAAAGGATTGCCATCATGATAACGGCGTACCATGTCAAACAAGTTGGCAGTGGCTTCATGCTCATGGGTCAAGATGAATGCACGCTTACCTCGGTTCTGACTCACCTTGTGGTAGAAACGAGCTTCAGTGTAGGTGGAACATCCTTGCTGACGGCCTTTAAGAATTAATGCTCTGACCATTCCAGTCTTAGATAGCTGTTCCTCACACTTTTTATGAATGTAGTGCTGAGCTTTGTTAAGCTCGAATCTTTTCTCATCACCCTTCTTTGTTCTGATGTTCAAACATGACTTAGCGAAGTAAGGGAAGTTAGTCTTTAACGCCCGAAGCTTTTTTTGTTCTGCCGGTGTCATATCTTATCAATGTCATCAACTGACGATACTGATGGCGCTTGTGTGAACTCACCCTCAATAGCAAACTCTGAGTCATCATCTAAAGAAGGTAGGTCAGCGATAACAGATTCAATGGCTACCCTAGAGTCCACGGTTTTCTTATCAGTGAACATGGCAAGGTGACGGCCTAACTGAGTCCAAGCAGTGACCCTAGATCCGGGCGAACCGAACTCCATGTCCTTTGCCTCTTTGATAAGACCACGGACGACCATCTCTTCGTCTATCAGTGACTTTTCTTTAAGCTCAGTCATTCGCTCTTGCATAAATAACCTTGAATGATGTTTGTTTAATATCTTAACGGCGACTTTTTTCTGGATGATCTGCGCTGCTTCCATCGCACGAGAAAGATTAAAGTCAACCATATAAGACATTAGGAAATGTTCTTGTCGCACGGTAAGCAATGTCCCTGTCTCTTCAAGGATCTGGCCACCGTGTCTTTGCTGTGCGCTCTTTAGTCCATTACGAGAACACCAGCGTTTGAATTTTTCTTTGCGCCGATCTTCTTTCGCCTTGTGTTCAGCGATGATAGCGTCTTCTTCCTTCTCTCTTTTAAGTCTGACAGACCAAGCTTTCTTTTCTTCAGAGGTTAAAGGAGTTTCTCGTTTCTTAGCGCCGCTTCGGCTTTGGACTGAGTATTGGTCAGCCATTTGGCCTCCAACATAAGATTTTGTTTGCGGATATAAAAATCCCCGCTCGGCTTAGGAAGACGGCGGGGAAGACTGCAACGATCTAGGAGGAAATCGCTTAGCTAGTTCTTCATTACTGAAGAGATTCAGCCACTACGCCTGAATCTATTCCCTTTATTATAGTGTCGTGCGCACTCCGTCAACCCAATATATTAAAAAACTCTATTTATTTCATGAGATTGGGGGGGGTAACTAACCATGCAGTATATTTGGAGTTAGTTACCCCTAATCCTAGGAGATTAGTGCTTGTCACTAAGTGTAGTGAAACGTATATAAGCGTAGGTATTCGGCAGAGGCGCAGCATTTTATGAATTACCCTGATTAATGGCACAATCGGCAGGGAATTACGTCCCTAAATGATGGTGATTTTTGGGGGTCATACTGAGGGGAGATGATGTGGGGTTTTTGGGGGGATTAAGCAGAAGCGCAGTAACCAGTACAAAAAATAACACCGACCTGTTCGCGTGCTGGACAGGTACCTGTTCGCGTGCTGGACAGGTCGCTACTTATGTTAGTGGTTACTAACCTTGTAGACCAAGTGTTTACGCGGGTTTAGCTAATTTGGTAAAGACAATCAATACAACCCCGACCTGTTCGCCTGCTGGACAGGTACTTTCGACCTGTTCGCGTGCTGGACAGGTAAACGCCCTAATCAGCCCATAATCTCAGTATTTTGGTTAGTATCTCCTAACCTGCTAGACCAAGTTGTTTTGCGGCTTCAGCGTATGGCGCAGAGGATCGTAATCCCAACCCATCAGGTAGCTAAAATTACTATGTGTTTCAGAATGCCACTATGTTAGTGGACACTAACCTGAGAGACCAAGTGTTTATGGGGTTTCTCTCTTGCTCTGGGGGATTTTAAAATCGGCAAGAGGCCAAACGCAGGAGATTTGCCAGAAAATAACGCCACATCCCAGCAACCACAAGGGATAGCGTCCATTTGTTAGGTTAATAATCCCTAGAGATTTAAAAGTCTCCCACTCTACCTTGTTAAAAAAAAAAGAATTACTTCGTAACAAGAAAAGAAAAAGCCGGAATGCTGACGCAATCCTGAGCTGGCGAAAACGCCATCCCGATCCAGAGTTTTTACGAAATAAAATTACGTCCATTCGATGGGTGGATTTAAACCCTGTTGGACGACCAAACATTCCGTGGGGAATTTTTTAAAATTTTTTTTGGGGACTATCCAACTCACAAATTGCCCTACTCTGAGCAGTATTACCAATCAATAGGACGGAAATACTACAGATATGTAGCAGGAAGGGGTCAAATCGTTCGCTCACAGCACGTTTAAACAAATCTGATGCCAACATATAGGGTCGAACACAAACGCCCCTTAGAATCTTTCGTAGGAGCGAAATTAAATACTACCACAATAAAGCCAGCACCTTATATACACACCCTGAAAAAACACACCACCAGCTAGCACAAGCCAATTCTGTACAAATCGCACCCAAAGCCCCACCACACCTACGTTTCAGTGACGAGCTAGGAATTTTTCATAGAGGGAATTTTTTTTTGGGGTAATTTTTTTGGGAGTTGTCCCAACTTTTGGGAAAAATGGTTCTAGTTTTCGAGGGGGTCTTTAAATAGACACACCCCACCTTGCGTGAGTTACGCCCGTTTGCCCCATACCCCCCTCCAGCATACGGTTTTGCCCTAGTCTAGGTCGTTTAGGATTTAGAAGATCGAAGGAGATAGGCGAAGTTAGTCCGGATCATCCGGAGTTAAAAGCATTTGGCAACGAGCCGCATAATCTCCAGTAAGGCATTATAAGTTATCAGCCGAGCAATCATGCAGAGCGATACAAGGAATCAAGATTATGACTAAGTTATTCAAGTTGACCACCAAGAACATCACCGACATCAAGAGCGCTATTGACACCAATGGCAAGTTGGAAACCGCCATCGGCAACCACCGCGCAAATTTTTACGTCACTTTAACGGGCATGTTTCAAGCCTCGGGCGTAGAAATGGATGTCTTTAAGGCCGCCATTGCAACGGGTTTAAATGCCTACTTTGGACGCGCTGACCGCCAAACCGAGGCTCAGGTAAAAGCGAAGGCTAAGCCTATGCCGCAGGTAGTCATTGATTGGGCTGGACGCGTGCAACAGACCGTCACCCTTGGTATCAAGCCCGCGACCATCAAAACCATGAGTGAGGGCGAAATGAAGAAGGAAATCGCCCTAGTCAAGGCCGCCGCGAAACAAGGCGTAACACGCGCCGCAATCGTCAAGGCCGCAGGTGGCGCGAAAGCACCGCTGAAGGCCGTAGAAAAAGCGATCAAGGCCGCCACGATCAAGGCCGACCCCAGCGCAGAAAAGGAGCGCATCGCACTGGCNGAACTTGTGGGAGCGATCAGGTCGCACATGGCCAGCCTAGACCATGCCGGCCGCATGACTTACATGGCCAGCCTAGTGACCACTGCTAAGGCTAACCCAGCAGAGGCCGCAGCCGCGAACTTCTAAAGCCCCCAAGAAACAGCTCTCTTAATTGAGGGTTGTTTTGTTTAGGCGATTAATTCCCCTAGTCACCTAAACAAAACGACCGTAATTAAACCACTGGAGATTGACCCTATGAAATTCATTAACACTAAAACCACCATCGCCACCATCGACCGCGAACTGGCCGCCTACAAAGAGGGCGCTCAAATCATGAATCATTTTTTGTTGATTGCAAGCGACCGCATCAAAGAGCAAAGCAAAACCATTGCAGAGCTTGAGCGCGAGGTATCAGACCTGAAGCACTCTCTTGAGATGGTCTCAATCGATAGTCAATCGTCCCTAGACATTACAAAACGTGCTCTTGCTCTGGAGGTGGCGTCATGATTTCTATTCGCAACCAGATGATGGCACTGCTTCCAGATATGAAGCCCATTTCTACTCCGGATCATCCGGTGCAGGGAACCCACTCCAAACCCAGAGGTCGTGCTTATGGCGACTTCTCAGACACCACCATTGACGGGTATAACCAAACCCGAATGGGGTATGAATTTGAGTCCTATTGCATCCCAGAATGGGTGCTAGCAGGCCCATGGAAGCACCACAGGGTGCAGATAGTCAAAGCCTGCCCTGCCACATGGTCTAGAGTTAATCAGTTTGGCGACAAGGTATACAAGCAACGCGCTTGTACCTTCGGACAGAGTGCCCAGCACAGCCGGTTGGGTGATGATTATAAAGGCATGGAGCTGAGTAACTTATACGCATCCAAATTATTAGTTCAGGATACATTCAAGGAGCTAATCAAGTTACTTCCCTCTCCAAAGGGTCAACGATTAGATCAAAAGTATAAGAAGAGTTTACAACGAGTCCACTTAGTGTGGGAACCGAAGCAAAAGGAGAAGTCATAATGAGTGATTGTCAAGAGCGGGAAATAGATCAATCCATAAGGGCCGATGTGTATCAGGAGAACGGGTACAAGAATCGTACAGAGTATTTATCGTCATTGGCTTGGGAACATGAGGTCTCGATAGAGACGGTTCATCAGTACGCATATTTACTGGGGCCATCAGAGGATTTTGATGGGCTGGTGGCGGTATTGATGGTGAAGAGGGGTGACGTATGAATCAATATATGAAGTGGAACCATGGGTTCGTTAGCCATGCAATAGCTCAGTATGAGGAGGAGCAGCTGATTAACCTCAAGAGTATGGAGAGGTATAGGGGTGTGATTGAGGATCCTGATTACAGGTCTGCATCACCCACATTTAAAGAACGGGTGATATTGTCTGACCAAACATATTTGGAGTGGATTACTTGACACCCCAGGAATTACATTGAAAAGCCTAGCAGTTAATCTTGCTGGGTTTTTTTATGTCTATTGATTTTGTGTGGGTCAAACGACAGGGCTTTGTGTGTGTTAGAGCTTTGTCGTTTGCTTATATCTGTATAGGACAGAATGGCACTTGCCGATTTTTGGGGGCCGGTGGATATAAAGTCTTCAGAAGGGGTAAATGGGGTGTTGGCGTAGTCGTGTAGCCAGTACCTATAGTACCGTGAATCGCCTTGATAGTCAATGGCGGTGCGGGTTTAACTACTAAGTCCGGATCATCCGGAGGAGAACAACATGATAAAACAAGAATTGATTGACGAGGCATTGAGTCGGGTAATTGTTGACGTATTTGTAGGTGACATCACCGCTATTCAGGAGTTACTTAGACTTACACCCCGAAAAATACTATTAGGTTTCCTAGATGAAGAGAGAGCGGCAGAACTTAAACTCCGTCTGGATAACCCATTCCCTACGGAGGACAAGTCATGAACAGACAGACAAAAATGGAATTGAAAAGAGAGTTAGCGATACTCGGATGGAGCATCGTCAAGGCAATGTTCTTTTGCTTCTTCGTCCTCGCCCTATCATGGTCACTGGTAACAGTGGCTGTGACGTTCCAGATAATTCAGATAGGAGGTTAAGTATGTGTAATACATGCCCGACTAAATGTAATGCCGAAGTGGTGCAGTATGTACCGCTAGGCTATCACCACAAGGAAGTAATCTCTAAGTGTGGTAGCACTGGCCACACTGGAGAAGAACTTAGGTGTGATCGATGCGAGAACATCAAGCCTTGGTACATATGTGAGGGCTGCGGCTCTGACATCAGCGAATATGACTGCCCTCGTGGCTGTGGAGAACAATAATGATTTCATATGCAGATAAGTACAGCCAAGTAATAGTATCTCAAACTCTAGAATCTGAGAGTGCAGAGTATGAGGCAGCAAAACGAAACCCATACGGAGAAATTAATCCGAACAAGTTTCTTCAGTCCATCATCAACTGGAAGACTAACATAAGTCATCTCGACTATATCCTCTGGGTATCTCCTATCAATGTAACCGAGGATGGAGTCGCCTATGAAATAGATTGGGGTACTCACATCCATTCGGTCGTATCTTCAAGTGAGAAATGCTTGGTTGAATATGTCGATGATGAATTGTTCAAGGTGACCGCACCTGTTGGGGGTGAAAGACGTTTCGCAATGCGAGGAGGGTTTATTAACAATTCCAACACTCTCGTACCAAGCTGGGGGTCACACTCATGAGGGAAGAAACGATCACTATCTATAACTACTCTGAGCTGTCGGATAAGGCTAAGGAAAATGCCTATGAAAACTTCGTGATGAATAATGAGCACCACTTTGCAGAGGAAGGTATGGATACCCTCATATCTTTTCTTAAATGGTCTGGCATAAGCATAGGTAGATACGAGATAGGTGCCTATCAATATAGCTATATCAGAACGGATATACCTGAAGATTGTCAGGAGGAAATACGAACCATGGAGGTCGAGTGTCGCCTACTAGGTCTTGATGAACAGGATACAGAGGACAGACTCTTACAATCGTTTGACCAAATGCAGATAGATATAAATCATCTCTCACCAAATCACCCAGATGAGAGTCTAAATCACTGGGGCAGTGGGTGGTGCATGACTGACGATATCATTCACTACTGGGATACACACTTGAAAGAAAACCCTCTCGATAACATCGGTGCGCTTCATGCTGTGGTTGATGGAGCACTATCTCAAATGGTAGCCGACTTGGAGCATCAAGATTCGAGGGAATACTTCGAGGAGGTTATGCAAGATTATCATCAGAATGAGTACCTAGAAGACGGAACCCTACACTAACTCCGGATCATCCGGTGGAGAAATCACTATGGAAAACTTAAGACTAAGAAACGTACAGGTAGGTGGCATTTGCATGGCTGACTACCCAGACTTCGTGGATGCGTATATCTCTTACGCAGAAGATTCTAATGGGAAAGCCTTGACTGATGAGCAGTTGGAGACCCTGACTAATGAGCATCAGGATTTTGTGCAAGAGTGGGCGCACGATGAAATTATGGGGAGAGTGTAATGAAACTCTATGTGAACGAAAGCCGCACCCAATGGGCTGGTACTCAAGCGGATGCCAAGAAAGAACTTGGTAAGTATGAGGCATTTGATGTGCCTGTGGATAAGTCTGGCTTGCTAGCGTTCCTCAATAAGGAGTCAGGATTTAACATAGATCCTGTTGAGGTTGAGCAGCAACCAGTGGTGACCAATCAACGTGACACACGCCCTCTTAATGACACTCTAGTGGGACGCTGTAACCTAGTTGAATTAAAGGAACTGTCTACCATGATGAACGTACTTTTGAATCGTACATGGAACGACATGGATAAATTAACGGAGGACGTATGAAAACTTATACAGTTGTGTGGGAGGTAGAGTTAGATGCTGACAGTCACAGAGAAGCTGCTGAGGAAGCACGGAGTATGCAGTTAGATGCCTACTCTGAAGCTACGTTTTTCGATGTTACTTGTTTGGATGCTAAAGGTAATGAAATTGAAATAGGAGTTGATTTAAATGGGTAAATTAAGCAATCAGGAAGTAAGTAGCTACGTTAATAATCTTAAACCGTTCGAGACCAATAGCGGTAGCATATTTTCAGATGGAGGTAGGGACAAAGGGTTATACGCTGTCTACTCCTACGGGTATCACTTCCCGATGTACGTCTACGACACTGCATCTAAACAATGGTTCGGGAACCACGACAAATACAGCAACACCACCTCACGCCATCAGAATTGTGCCCAGCCTAGCGCCAAGATACATTGGATGGGAACCCGCGACATGAAGCTGCTCACTGCCGCCGGTTCCCTAGCTAGAAGGTGTGCCAATAGAATGAAAGGAGAAGCAGCATGACATCTGATCAACTAAAACTTTTAGCGGCTGTTAACAATGCAGAGTTAGTGCTTAGAAAAACACGATCAGTCATAGAGGATGCAGAGGCGTCTATTAAATTTTGTAAATTAACTGAGAAGGTTTACCTCAGAAAACTAAGGGCGTCTAAGGCAGCTTTAAGTAATAACAGGAAGGGAGCTTCAGTATGATCAAAGTAACCCAGCGTATGTTAAACAAGTCGATCATCGATGCTAACAAAGCGGTGACGTCATTTGTTAATGACAATCTGCCCCAAGGGTATGAGGGTCTAACAGATAAGATCACCTACCCTGCCCTAATAGGACGTCCTGATGAATGGACTGATGGCTGGATAGAGTCTGAGCTAAGGCTTTATAAACGGATACGAGGTGACAAACTTTTGTCAATCAAAAACTTAGGCAAGATAGCTGATGTTGGTGACGTCTTGACCTTTGATTCAACTGATGGCGTCAGTGTTTTGATAACTGTAACCAAGGGGGATGTATGAGTAAATTATATATCGTTTTAGACAGTGAACACCGCATGTGCGATGTAGGCTTTAACGAAGGCGGGTGCAGCGTGTGGAGTACATACGAGGATGCTTTGCAGTCAGCCCATACAGAACATGCAAGACCCTATGGCCTAACGAATCAAGAAGGACTAGATGAAGATTGTCCCTATTATGATTATCAAATTCTAATTGTTGAAAAGATAGGTCACTCAGTCAACCAATGTGAAGTTTACCTGCCAAAAAAAGTAGACTTTGATTTTGTTATGGACACCTTTGTATCTGTTCGAGCGCCCGAAGGTACTGACCCTGACGATCTTATTAAAGAGGCCAAGATTAGGTTTCAAGACGTAGCAAAGAATACTAACTTTGATGTGGTTTTAAAGGAGGATGTATGAGTAAAAGATTCTGTACTTACATGAGTGATTCCAATGACTTAACTGATCGTCCGATTAGATTTATAGTGGAAGGCCAAAGCCTACCTGACGATTGGTCTGAGTATGTATGGCAGTACGCCAAGGATGGGGACGAAGCAGTTAGCCAACATGTGGAAAAGCATGATCTCTGGCAAAAAGATCGGGTAGAGAAACACACCTACTAGGAGGATGTATGAAAAAATATAACGTTTACATTACTTATCCAGTTAAACATAGCTATGAAGTAGAAGCAGAAAATGAAGATGAAGCTAAACAAATGGCTTGTGAAGGCGAAGGCTATATCACAACAGAATATGTGGAGTACAAAACTGAGATTGAAATAACCGAAGGAGGAGGCGTATGAGTAAAGCTGAATCTATATATGAATGGTTCCAAGATCACTTCGATACCTTCGAGTGCTATCCCATGGATTGGATTGATTACGCTGACACTGACTTCACTCACACTGATGCAGGTTATGAAGAAGTAGGACGGCTATATAATTGGGACGAATGTTGGGCCATATTGAACGAGCATTATCCAAATGTTAAGTGGAGGATGAACTAAATGTCTAGTAAAGGTCACTGGTTTCCTTGCGGGAACATAAACATGAAAGGACGTAAGACACAGAAAGCTCCTTGTGGGTGCTGTAGTGAAATACAGAACCAAAAAGACAAGCTCCTTATAAAAATACATAGAAAAGAAGCTAAGGAGACTTATGACTAACCAATAACGGAGGACGTATGGACTATAAGAACAAACCAAAGGTAGCAGTATGTCAGGAGTGTGATTCAGAAGATCTTTCTGCCACAGGGTACTTGTTATGGGATAAAGATAAAGGCGACTGGCTTTCTAATCCTAACGATGAGTTGCATGGTGTTTGGTGTTTCGACTGTGATGGCGAATGTATCGTAGACTACATAACAGAAGAGGAACTGAAGTTACGTCAGGTAAAAGGAAGGCTCCTCAGTTCTAAGGGTGTCTATAATATAGATCTATACAAAGGAATGGATGCTGGTGCTATCTATAAAAAACTTCAGGGGGATGTATGAAAACTTATGCCGTCTGTCAGGAGTGTGATTCACTGGAGATTGAAGGATTAGCAACTGTCTTCTGGGATCATGTCGTAGGTGAATGGGTGCTACCTCGTGGGGATTATATATATGATTCTGTCTGGTGCCCTCGATGTGAAGGCGAATGTAACGTGGACTATCTAACAGAAGAAGAGCTGAAGGTACGTCAGGTAAAGACTAGACTACAAGGTGTCAGTGTATAACTGTATAGCACATACAGGCACTTGCCGATTTCTCGGGGCCGGTACACATAAACAAACTTAGCGGGTAATACAGAGACATAGGTGTTGAAAACCTATACCTTATTGTGCCCTAAATTTATATTAAAGTCAATCATATCAGTGACTTAACTTATCTACTCCGGATCATCCGGCGGAGAACTAACTAGGAGTATCCATCATGGGATATAGATCAGACGTATTGTGGGTAGCTATTGTGCCATCCATTAAAGAAGCTAATGAATGTATAAAAGCATACATGGTGTTGACCAAGTTGGAACAGACACAACCTCCGTACCCTGATGATGTCAAAGGGGTATTCGTAGTGGATACACAAGATGACCCAGCCTACATTACTTATGTCGGCAGAGAGGTTAAATGGTACGAGTCATCCGAAAGCGTAAACTTCATCAACAATTTTTTTGAATATTATGTGAAGGAATACTTTAATGTTAAAGATATGTCATGGGGGTGCAGATTCTTTAGGGTCGGAGAGGAGCATGAAGATGTAGAAGTGGAAGAGTACATATGTGAACGCGAAACGTATTCAGAACTTCTTTGGGAGTCGGCTAGTGTAGTCCGTTACATAGAGTCTCCTTTCATAAATAATTATTATCATCAATAGGAATTATTCCTAGATAAAACTGTCTGGGAATGTGTTTAAATCATCATAGATTATATACCTAGGAGGAGGAATCATGACTAAAATCTATGCACCTAAGACCCGCCCTACCCTTGAGGAAGCTCAAGCCATGGTGGGTGGGTACGTTGCAATGGCAGTCAATCGTCCAGACAAACAGATGCTAGTGGATGAAGATGGGAATTCAAAGGACTTGGATGTGAACCACGAGGCATCGTTCATTGCGAACATGAGAATAGTAGGCAACGCTATCGTCCTCACGGGCGATGCGATGTGGATAGATGACGAGGAGGAGGATGTATGAGTGAGCCAGCAAAAGAAAATAGGTATACACATCTCACAGAAGAAATCGAGGGAGTCAATCGTACCTACACCCTTGACCTTGAGATTGAGAGGGAAGGAAAAGAAGTAGTCACTCGATGCAGTGTCGAAGTTAAAGTCCGAGGCACGGTGTACCACACTGACCTAGACGAGATAGACAGACACAATGCCTATCACCCTGATGAAGACTTCAAGTTATTTTTAAATGACGAGGACGAGGAAGGATTAACTATCCCAAACGGGGATAAGAAAGAGATGTTCAATTGGGCATGGGCTAACGGATATTGAGGAGATAGTATGAGTGAAGCAATAGTTAAAGACGCGTGGCGTTTGGTTGATGATAAGGATCAACTCGTTCAAACCGGTGCCGTGTACATTGGACGCGATGGACTGAAGTTCACCGTAAACGGTGGACAGCCACCACATAAACCCTCAAGCAGTGGCCGAGTATATGGAGACTGGGAAACAGGACACAGTGGGGAATACTTCCCGCATGTATTCGATCTAGTGTGGAAGAAGTAATGTAGGATAATTCTATACAACTACCAGCCAAGTGCTGGTTTTTTTATGCCTAAATCTTATTGGATATATACCTACACCGAGGGTATAAAAACAATAGTAATTAATTGGAGTGCTTATGATTATCACAATAGCTTGTGTCGCTGGATTCTTCATTGGGTTTACTACACACCTTATGCTCACTCGATGGGCTAAGCGCAGGCATCTTGAACTGATTCGCGTCAGCTCTAGTTGGAAGGGGTAGCCATGTCAACAAAGAAGTGCCCTCGATGTGGAGGTACTCACCTTGGTCTAGTCAGATCACAGCTCTTAAAGTTCTGCACAGACTGCTGGCTGTGGTTTACATGGCCTCTTGATAAACACCAGAAGGAACTAAAGTAATGGATAAACTAATTAATAATGTCATCCAGTGGGCAGATGACAAGGGGATCCTAGAAAAGTCTACCCCTTTGCACCAACACGTTAAGACTCAAGAAGAGGTGAATGAGTTGCTTGAGGCAATCGTTAACTCTGATCGTGAGGAAACCATAGATGCCATTGGTGACATCATCGTCACCCTTATCATACAAGCAGAGCTGAATGGATTGTCCGTCAAGGACTGTCTCCAAAGTGCATATGATGTGATCAAAGGGCGTCAAGGGTCTATGGTCAATGGCTTATTCGTAAAGGATTCATGAGCTTAATATTTAACCCAAAGGTTACGTTACGTCCTAAAAGGACTATGAAGGAAAAAACCTTGGGTGATTTATCTCATGACGAATGCAATCGTCTAGTAGAGCTTCGTGCAATAGCTGTCCCATACTATGAGATCGAGTCCCTAATGGGTAGATCATACAAGATATGGCAGTCAGCACCTGAGAAGTATGGGCTGACAGTACGCATTGCAAATAAGCGTGCTGAACTAACACAAGCAGCCCTTAATCCTGACGCTGCTTAGCTCCGGATGATCCGGACTATAGCCTCGTTTGATCGGGGCTTTTTTATATAAAATTTTTGGAGAAAAATATGAATGACTTCGCAACCTACTCTCTTATAAATCTACCAAGTAACTGCGCAGATATATCTGACGTAAATGAATCTCTTTCAAGCATGACTAAGAATCAGCTTATCAATTTGATACTAGGGAATATAGCACCCCGTATATCAGACCTACGAGGCGTGCCTATGAATGTAGGTCACTGCACCTATAAAGGTAAAGGTAAGTCATGCTATGTAGTAGGACGTAAACTTTATGGTTTTGTTGGTGGAGGCAATGGCGTCTCCTTTCATGCTGGTCAGCTAATAGATGCTAATGTACTTATGTACGGGTCAAAGTCATCTAAGTGGGCGTCACACATACTAGAGTGCTTTAATGCAGATCAGCTTAACGAAATCCGTCTGGTGTTAGGTAGACCCATGAGTAAGAAAGACTACTCCCTAATTTCTAAACACTTGCCTACCTATTCTGGAGAGATTATTAAATATACTAGTTCTCGGTGGAACGCATACAATCCATACGGCCTTAAACCCATGACCGACTTTAAGTTTGCCATCGTGAAAGCCTGTCTTGATGGACTTAGCCGAACCAAATTATTTAAAGCCGCAGCGTAAGGAAAAAATATGACTGATATATCTAGTAAAGAGTGGCATCTTAAATGCTATGGAGAAACCGAAGAGGCCATGATGGCAATGAAACCTATGATGAGTGGGAGCCTTGGCTGGGGCATGCTGACTATGAGCATACTCAGTGACTCTCAGGAAGCCATGGAGCGTGGGCAACCTGAAGTGTCTCGACAGTTTATAAACAAAGCCAAGTGGATCATATCCCGTGAGTGGATGATTGATAAAGAGGAGGAAGACCAATGAACGTAAGTCCTATTGCCGAATACTACTTCACCATGGAGCACAGCCTAGTCACTGCAATAATAAACAATGACACCTCTGGCATTAGCGATGAAGAAGATGAAGCTCTTGACAACTTCATTGAAAGGATTCACGACAAGACTACTAAGGAGCATGGACTGAGTGCATTTGCTGCCATTCTTAAACCAGAAAATGAAACCGAGTTTACTCGATGTGATGTCACTGGGTTTCAAGGCAACTGTTACGATGTGACAGCACTCGTGTATCAAACTCACTAGGAGAATGAAGTGCATCTAAATATTACCTATACGTCTATGTGTATGTGGGAACACATAACAGAGAGCATCCTTATCGAGCATGGCCCCTGTTATGAAGCCTTCAAAAAGAGTGAGGACATTAGAACAATCAGGATCACTGTCGCTCACATGGCAAAAGAAGTTCAGCGTGCCTGTGACGATGCCCGTACTGATGAAACTTTCTCTCACCTCACTACCCCTTGGGGTAATGCTGTGGCCCATGACTGGGAGTTTATTCCAGCTCTAGTAGATTACTTGGTAGATATAAACGATCAAGACTTTAGTACCGAGGATACCTATGACGATACCTATACGTTCTTAGAGTTATCCGCCACAAAATAACCTCTTAACTTAACAACCAAACCGCCCCTTCACTGGGGTTTTTTTATGCCTAAAGGAAATGATAATGAAATATTACGCTTACGATAGTAACAGTGACCTTCACCATCTAGGTGAACACAAGTCACCTTACTTCGCCCGTCAAAACGCACAAGAAATTTTCGGTGAGTATAGCTTTAAGTCCACTGTAGTTCTCAGTGAGACTCAGATCATGACATCAGCGGTGACCGCTCGGATGTTATCCAATGTAACCCCCTCATGAAACCTTAACAGGAGTAGATAAATGGATATAAACCAAAAGGATGGTTACGTTCTAGTAGATGCCAACAATAACGTGGTCTCTTACTTGAGCCGATCATCTGTCGAAGACCGATCAAAACCACTCGTTCCATTCAAGGGGATGAGGATAGTCAGCATTGCTAGCAGAGACATCTCTCACCTAGAGGATCTATTCGACCCCAGCCTATGGACACCTGATTAATTGTAAGGAGGATTTATGCAACTAGAAATAACCTATGAACAGTGGAAAGCCACCGTCAGAATCACTGACTACATGGTAGGTCAGCTCCCCTTTAGGGGGGCCACCCCAGAGGATTCTGATTGTGGTTGTCCATCCAGTGTGGACTTTCTAATAGAAAGAATCGAGAGCACATCAGATCTTTGTGACCCCTCGATGCTGTCGTACTTCGACAGCTCAGGGTTTACCGATAAAGTCGAGGAGCTATGGATCAAAGAGCTGGAGGATTCTAACCAGCCTGACTTCGATGACTTCGATGACTATGGATACGATGTCGCAGTCTGATTCACATCAACCAATACCTTTAAGTAAATACAACAATTTCCTAGGAGGAAATTATAATGAAGCACTCTGAAGTTTTACAAGCAGTACACACATGTATGTCAGCCGATGTACCCTTGTTGATTCATGGCAAGCCCGGAGTTGGTAAGTCAGCCTTGGTTAAGGCAGTCGCCGCTGAGTATAAGATGGAGCTGCGTGATATTCGCGCTGCCCTGCTCGACCCTGTGGATGTCATGGGTGTACCCGTACCTGATCGAGAGACCCGCGAGACTAACTGGTTCACACCAGAGCTATGGCCTAGCAAGGGTAAAGGCATACTCTTTCTTGACGAGCTGCCTCAAGCCACTGTGGCGGTGCAAAAAGCACTGAGTCAGCTGGTGCTTGATCGCACCATTGGTACATCATACAAGTTACCCAAAGGCTGGAGGATTCTTGCCGCTGGTAACTACACCACTGACAGGGCAGGTGCTGGTGAATTACTCAGCCAGATGAAGAACCGATTCATCCACGTTGACTATGAAACTGACATGACGGAATGGATTAACTATGCACTCAAGGCAAACATCATGCCAGAGATCATTGCCTTTATTCGCTACCGCCCTGAGCTTCTCCATGATATGGACGTCACAAAGAATGCTTTTCCCACGCCACGCAGTTGGGAATTTGCATCAGACATCCTAAAGGCCAAGCCTTCTCGAGAGATTGAGTACCAGTTGCTTATCGGAACCATCGGTGAGGGTGCTGCCGCAGAACTTCTGGGGTTCTTAAAGATCTTCCGTACCCTGCCTGACCCTGACCATATCTTACTTGACCCAATGAACGCAGAGGTTCCAGAAGATCCGGCCACACTGTACGCATTGACTGGTGCGCTTGCATCAAGAGCAAGTGAGTCTAACTTCGAGAGAATAGTCCAGTACAGCAAGCGTATTAAGCCAGAGTTCAGCGTACTAATGGTGCGAGACTCAGTAACCAAGTGTCCAGAAGCTACAAAGACTATCGCCTTTGTTAACTGGGCTTCAGAAAACCACAAGGTAATTATCTAGGAGATAAATATGTCTATAAGAAATCAAGCTATGCTAGTGAACCTCACAGTTCACGGATGGAATCCATCGAAAGAAGATATCTCTGTAACTGATGAGGCACACATTCTACATGGTGCTTCCAGTAGGGCTGGTCGGTACATCAAGAGATTGATTGCTGCCAAATACACTAACCCAATCTCAGCAGCAGAGAGACGCATTCGAGTTTATGTTCAACAACATACAGTCCCTTGGGACGACTTCGGATTCCGAGCCTTGCGCTCTGACCAGTTCTTTAAATTCAGAGAGGGGTACGATAAGGCTGTCAGTGATTACGACAAAACTGTTAAGACATTCGTTAATGAGTACCAGCGGATTATCTCTGATCAAAAGAATGAACTAGGAAGTATGTTCAAAGAGAGTGACTATCCTGATGCAGGAATAGTCCAGTCTAAGTACGGAGCCGACTTAACTATCAGACCGATTCAAGAGTCTGAGAACTTTATTGTCCAAGCAACTGATGAAGAATCTGCTTACATCAAGGATAAGATGGAGAAGGATGTCCTATCCTCTATGCAGTCTGCACTGGCTGACCCTTGGGAGCGCCTGTATGAGACCATAAGCGATGTGGCTAGACGACTGGCCCTATCCCCTGACGTAAAGGAAGGAGTCTTTACTAAGAAAACCACTATGAAACTAGAGAAGCTATTGGATCAGCTACCTCTACTTAACATCTCTGGTGATCCTCACCTAGATGAACTCAATGAACAAGCCAAGAAGTTGCTCGTTAATCCAGCTGAACTAAGAGTCTTCCCTGATACTAGGGCTGAAGCTAAGAACACAGCGGATGATATTCTAAAGAAGATGTCTGGTTATCTTGGAGAATCTGCTGCCTAGGAGGCACTATGAAATACACTACACATGACGTTGATACCAACGGTTCATTTTTGCAGGGGCAAATCACATGCCCCTTTTCTTTGCTCGTTACTTTGTTCGGGGAGCCTCATGAGGGTGACACTCAGGTAAGTGATGCCTTCTGGCCTCTCAAGTTTGACGATGGTGTCACTGCCACTATCTACAACTGGAAGAACGGCAGGAATTGGTGTGGTGGCCCCGAGGTGGAGCACATCACTAAGTGGAACATCGGCGGGTTTAATATAGCCGCAGTAGACCATGTAAAAAACATACTTATATCTCAGGAGATAGCCGCATGACACCAAATGAAAAAGTAGTAAAAGCCAGAGTGGCTTTGGTACTAGACCATCCGTTCTTCGGGAGCTTGGCTCTTAAACTTACAGTCAAAGAAGATCCTGAGTGCAAGACCGCTTGGGTCGATGGTACTCATCTGGGTTATAACCCAGAGTTTGTGGACAAGTTACCATCTGACGAACTGAAGGGGCTTATAGCCCACGAGGTGATGCACTGTGGCCTCAATCACATAGCGAGGAAGGGAGACAGAGATGGTCATCGATGGAACCTAGCCTGTGACTATGCCATTAATCCTATCTTACTTGACTATGGAATGGCTCTGCCTGATGGCGCTCTTAATGATCCTCAGTATTACGACATGGATGCTGACACTATCTACACTAAGCTACCAGAAAATGGTGGCGGTGGCGGTGGTGGTGGCGGTGGTGATGGCGATGAAGAAGAGGATGTCGGAGGGTGTGGCGTCATGCGAGAACCCACAAATGAAGATGGGCAATCTCTATCAGATGCTGAACTAAAAGAAATGGATCATGACTGGGAGGTGGCAACAGCTCAGGCTGCACAGCAAGCCAAGGCAATGGGTAAGTTACCCGCTAATCTAGGTGAGATGGTCGGTGAGATGCTCCGCCCTGTAGCTAACTGGAAGTATATCCTTCAGCGTTTCATTACCCAGTGGGTCAAAGATGAATACACATGGAGGCGTCCTGATCGTAGGTTCATCCATGATGACATCTACTGTCCATCGCTAGGTAACGAGTCCATGGGTGAGATTGTCATCGGTTGGGATACGTCTGGTTCGACTGACGAATTCAAGATACGTTTCGCATCGGAAATAAATTACATCCTCAGCCAGTTCAGCACCACTGTTCACATTGTGTACTGTGATAGCCAAGTTCAAAAGGTACAGACACTAAACACCCCTGATGATCTTCCATTTAAAATGGAGTGCCCTCGAGGTGGAGGTACTGCCTTCCAGCCTGTGTTTGATTGGGTTGATAACCGTATACAGGAAACAGGTGTTGAACCTGCATGTTTGATTTACCTGACAGATTTGTATGGGCGCACGCCTATACAGCCAGACTATCCTGTCTTGTGGGCTTGCACCAATGAACAGGTAGCAGACTTTGGCGAAACAATTAACATTAGTATGTAGGAGAGCACTATGAGTATTAAAAAACCAAAAATGAAATTAATTAACAGGTATTCGCGTGAGTTAGTAGAGAAACTTCATGATCGAAGTATGCATTTGAGTTTGCTTTCCCCTCTAATAAAACATTTTTATAAACTGATAGGTGAAGTACACCACTTTGCTGTTGACTTTAATGAAGTAGAGAGGAATCACTCAAAGGCTTATCATTTTGCATGTTCAAAGTATCTGTTTGGGTTCAAAGATAAGAAAGCTTTAATGAATATGATTCACCCTATCACAAGAATAGATAAACAAATCCAAGATGATAGACGCTATCGACAAAGAGAGACAGATGATTTGGTTAGAAAAGATGTGATCGGAAGCGATCAGACTGCATACCAACGCTACAAAAAGATAGCGAGTGCCAAGTGGAAAATTAACTTCGGGCATACTCATGAACATAGTCAGGTATATCGTAGACTTATCGAGAATGTATCACCATCACAGTTTGAATTTGAATGTGGTGCGTTCCATAATAAGATCATTTACATGACTGGGTTGTGGTCAGTAGTTAAAGAACATGATATTAAGAAGGTAGACAACAAAGTCACAGTGTATGCCAAGCTCATAAGCGAAGACGAGCATGGCCTCAAGGTGTTCAAAGCCAAATGGATTCGGCCCATTAATAAGCACCCCAAGTATGTTAACGAGTCAGGTTATATCTTTTCGCATAACGGAAACAACATCACCGCAGCCAAGAATGTAAAAGCAGAGCAGCGCATTGAGACAGTAGCCCAGAAAATGATGACCGAAAAGTATGGTGAAACTGCGATGACAAGAATCAATGACCTTGCTGGCAAGCCTGTGCCTTACTACCTGTACCCCACTATTATAGATTATATTTTCAAAGAAACTCAGTCGGGTTCAAGCACGCTCGATGTCATTTCACACTTCAGATTCACAGTGTTCATGACTTCAGTAATGAACCAGATTAAAGTAACCAAAGAAGCTTCTGAGGCTGAGGTTGCGGCGGCTGAGGCTGAGGTTGCGGCTGAGATTGAAGTTGAAGTTGATAAAGCTGTAAAGGAATCTATAGAGGCAGCTGGCCTTACAGATTTAATAGATAAGATCAACGCTAGCAAGGATAAGGCTGCATGAAAACACGCATACATATCAACCAACACATCATTAAAAGCAACGGCAAGAGTGGTGCAAGGGAGCCAGTGATTACGGTAAAGAATTACAAGGAGAACCGGTATGCCCATGAGGTTGTAATCAATGGGCCGTGCCGTGTCATATACAGCCCTGACAAGCCGCTAAGTTGTGGCGCAAAGGTATGGATAGAGACTGACTCTGACTGTGTAAGCTAGCCAATAGGACGTCCTACCCCTCGGTCTTCATCGAGGCGGTATTGTACATTAGGGTTGATCGTTTGTTGAGCAATCGCTGTTAGAAAACCAGACAGCCATAACCTAGCCCTATCTAATATCGTGAAGTAATTTCTACGGCTAACACCCAGTACCTTACACTTCTCAACTGCACTACCTTTCTCGCAGTAATGAAGTGCTAACGCATTGCTGAGTGTGTGATCAATCTGAGCTAACTTAATGATGGATTTGTTCACGGCTTCTGCTCGATAGTCTCGCTTATTAAGTGGTGGTGTCGATGATCTAAAGCTGCTTCCCGATGTGATGTCTCCATCAGCTAGCCTTCCAAGCACTGTATTAGAAGGGAACCCTAGTCCAGAGTCTTTATCTCTAGCGACCCATTCGGCCCAGTGGTTTAGTAAAGTGTCTACTTCTTTATCGGTCATTCTGATTCCCCTTTACACTAATTAATCCCTGCTCAACCCAGTAAGCAATCGTCCTTACCATTGCTCTGCGAGTAAAGAACAACTCATCCTCATACCTCATCTTGTGCTGGTCGAGATGAACGTGGCAGGAGAAACATGCAAAGGCAGCAGAGAAATCATCTGCCTTACCACCCATGATGCCACCCTCTGTCTGTATGTGAGCCAGTACAGTGGTCTCTCTGTTGTGATTACAAACCTTTGGGATTTGGAACGTGCAGATCTGATCCTTAGCTGACTTGCGAAGTGCGTTAGATTTAATGCCCATGTCTTTGATCCTCGGGGTGAGGTAGATATAAATTAAGGGTGTCCATGCAGAACCGCTCAACGTCTTGCATGTACTGAGCAAATACCGATGGCTCTAGTGTTTTGGTACTCACCCTAATGGTGAACTCATGGCCACCAATGGAACCTGTGGTCTCCAATCCGTATGCGTCTTTGAACTTATCTCTAAAGGCTTCATGTGATTCAAGTTTGGTGTACCCTGTTTCAGCAGATACAAGCGTCATCCAATCCCAATAAAGCCTGTTCTGTTTGTTTGATCTAGCCTTCTTGAACGGCTGAATAGATATTTGCCACAAAGGTTTGTCCTCATTTAGTTCAAGCCCATTGATATAGTCGAGGGCAGATGAGACAACTGACTGCGTGCGCAGAATAAAGTCACGCTTCATTACATTTTTTCTCTGACTAACGTGCAAAACATTTCTGGACTCATGGTGAGGCTGTATTCGTATGTGTTCTCCCATATCGACTCCTGTTTGCCGATTAGATGGCTACCTGCCACGACAACCATCCAAGGTCGCCTAGCCTGCTTCCAAAAAAGAACTGGGTGGCGTGATGCTTTGATCGCTTCGTCAACAGTCTGATCCCACCAACCTCGGATCAGAGATGGTGTAGCTTCTTTATAATTCTTTACTTCAATCGCCCAATCAGGGAGGCCCAATATGTCCATCCCCCCGTCATGGCATTGATCGAGAAGGTTGCGCTTGAACACATAACCATCTCCTAGTAGATCCCTTAGTAAGGTAACCACCTCACGCTCACCACGTTTACCTTTCTCTCTGGACATTTTGCTCATGTGCTTCTCCCATTACCTCGGCAAGGTCTCTTTTAAATCGGTATTCTTTTTGCTGCTCACGGATTCTAAGCTGGTTATCCTTGTACCATTTAGCGCGGTAAGCTTTGCGTTCTTCCTTGTGACGTTCTGCCCAGCTCTTGCCCCATCGTTCGTATTGATCTGTCATGCCACCCTCTTAAATAAATCCATTGGTATATGTACTACAGGCTCTGAGTCCTGATTGTCTCTTACGTTCTTAGTCCTTCCACCCCAACGGATAGGTAGGTCGTCACCATCGGAGTGAAGATACCAAAAGTCTCCGTCTTGCATTGATGCCACCACGATAAATGGTAGGCCAGTTCTGTTGTGGTACTGGATACCCCTGTCCATCTTGGCGTAAGAAATAATCAGTGTTGGGTAAGTGTTAAAGGAATGATTACGACACTTGATCTCACACCAACCTGACGGTTTGTTGTTGCGTTCAAACATATAGTCAAGTTGATAGGAGATCGGTAGCTTACGAGCATTACATTTCCATGCCGACATCAACCGCTCAACGCAGTCATACTCTCGGTTTAGATCTGCCTTAGTCTCGTAAAGAGGTCTCATTTTTTTATGCGCCCCCACGAATCACCAATCTGTTTAGGCTCAACAAAAATGCTAACGTACTCAGACTCATCTGGCTCAGTCCCAACCACTCGGTCATTCTCTTTTGCGTACACGACCTTGAGCTGACCGAACGCTTCAGTGAGTGAGTCATAAGCCTTAGTAAACTCAGGCATTAACTCTCTGTTATCAGCACGGACTTCATCCGGAGTTATTTTATTGCCAGCATGATTCATCTTGGCGCACCATTTTCTTTTTCATACGCTGCCCATGTTCTGTCAGCAGATACAAAAGATTTATTAGCCAGCTCAAGTTTTTTCTCTGCGATATAGAATTCTTTTCTAGCCACTCGAGTTAACTCAAAGGTGCGATGCCATTCGGTAACCAGCTTATCCAACTCTGGGTTAGAGTCAGCGTGATAACCTTTCTTATTCATTCTTAAAATATTCATCATTAAAATGTCGCCGGAATGGGTGAGTTGTAATAGCTGGTAGGTATCTCTTGGTTAGCTTGATCGAGCTGCGAGTAGTCACCCGTTACATGGTTGTACGCAAGTTCAGCAACACCCACCTTTCCGATCTCTTTGAATCGTACCTTTTGCACATGAACCTGAGTCACCCTAGAAGAGGAATCATTTATGTCACGCCAAACCGTAATAGAGTTGTCAGCCTTGTTACGCCAGTGAGCTGCACCAGCAACGTCATAGGGTGTAGGCACTGGGTAGTCACCGTTCTTATCCTTCTGTAGTTTAGTAGGGTGAGCCACGATCCAAAGGTGAACACGATTGTTTCGAGCGAATGTTCTCAGTTCAGTGAGAGCTATAGATATGTATTCAGTTTCACTCACCCCATCTGTACGAGAGTGTTCAATTTCATTCCACGGATCAATCACGATGCCTTGAACGCCTCTACGTTTAACCTGCACTCGCATTAGTCTTAGGACTTCAGCCAGTGTGGGACGCTCAGGCATAACAAAGGAGAAGTGATCGTCAACCCATGATCGAGCTGATGTATATTCATCTCGGTTCATTCTAAGTGGGTGTTGGGTAGCAATAGACTTACCCGTTTTCTTTTCGATGAGGCCAGCAATATGACGAGCAACTGGTTGGTTCTCAGGAGAGCAGATACAGAAACGCCACTGATGCTGGTTAGCTAACCGCACTAGCATAGCGTCTAGAAAGTTTGACTTACCGTGAGATGGAACGCCTGTCACCAGAGTCCACTCCCCTTGCCTAACTGTGTAGAACTGATCAACATCTTTCCACCCTGTCGAGATCCCTAATTCGTATCCTGCCTCGTAGATGTAATCAAGTTGATCAACTACATCTGATACCTCAAAGATACCAGTAACGGGATAGTCAAGAGCCGCTTCTATACAATCATGTATAGTGTGTGAACCATGGGTTTTTAAGGTATCGTTCGCATCCTTGCAGTCCGTTGGCCATATCACTCGGGCGCATCTTTCTACACCTAGTCTGCGGCTCAGTTCATCCTCAAGCCTTTTGCCCGGAGCATCAGTATCAACAGCAATAACGAAGCGCTTAACACTATCTAGTCTCGGGTCTGCCAAGAAATCAAACTTACTTGAGTAAGACTTTGACTCCATTGATGGAGCACCATCAGGTACTGAAATACAGTTACGGTATCCGGCTTCTTCGAGCGACAGCTTATCCATTTCTCCTTCAACTATAATCGTGAGGGATTTATTTAGATCGTCTAGACCATAGAGCAAACGCTCTGCACCTTTGCTTAGCTTGAAGTTCTTCTTACCGTCTCTGTATTTGATGTTGACTAGCTCACCATCCCGATAGTATGGGAACTCAATGGCACCTGTTTCAGCTCCAATCTGAGGCATCCACGACTGCCCATATGCGATCTTATTTCTAATAAGGACAGCCTCAGAGATACCCCTCTTTAAGAACCACTCTACTACCTGTTCAGGAAGATCAGACTTAGGTCTTTCGACAGGCGCAACGTAAACCTTTGGTCGCTCAACAAAGTCAGGCTTCTTATCGTTACCTAATCCTCCAGCCTCACCACAGTTGTGACAGAACCATGTCCCCTTGTCGAGGTTCACATTGAGTGGTTTATGATGGGCGTTCTTATTACTTCTTGTGTGACGACAGCTGGGGCAGAATGCTTTGACCTCACCAGATTTATTTTGAGGTACGTCTATACTAAAATCAGCGTATGTATTCATAGGACTACTCCTGATGGATTTCCTTTGGTCTTACGCAACCGATTTCCAGTTGGTAATTCGGAACCCATCTTTGTTTTTAATGCTGTGTATTTATCTCGCAGCTTCGATGGACTTAAGATATTGCTTTGCCAGAACTTATCTTCGTTTGCCCATTTAAAAACCTCACAGATCTCTCGAGGTGTGCGCTCATCATTGGATCTCATTAGCCTTACATCGTTTGACCAGACCGCATAGTTGGGTTGCCGCGCTCTAGAATCAATGCGTTTGATACATCCATAGATGTACTCTGCTACTTTTAGATCGGCGCTTGTGCCCCACTTCCAACCGTTCTTTTCACGCTTAGAAACAACAGCACCTTCGGGCGGTTGAGGTATGGGTTCTTCTACTAGCACAGGCTCGGAAGCTCTAATAGGTTTGACAGGTTCAGCAATCTCAACTACGTCATCATTAGTTGGTAGCCTCGCATTGAACTCATACCCATCACGCGAACAAGTTGAGTGTTGAGATTTAACTAACCACCCCATTGCCTCAGCCAAATTGAGATGCTTAACCACTGACGTCCGAGACATTGAAGTCTCCATCACGATTGTTTGTGATCGCAAAGTGCAGTTAACACTGGTGGCATCAAGATGATTGGAGATCGTAAGCAATACGAGTCGCGTTAAGGGCTGAAGATCGGATTGAACTATCCCCTTGCGCCATTGTTTTATTTTTGTCATGACCAATCACCTATTGCTGAATGGTTATGTATCGCTCGGGGTACAAGATTTCAATCTCATTGATCTCTTTCTTAAAGAAGATGCTCAGTTTTTCTGCGAGATCAGGAGAAGTTTTTTCACCTCGCTCAATGCGCGAGAGGTGGCCGTTGTCTACGCCAACCTGAGCACAGACATACTGGAGGGAGAAGCCTTTAAGTTTGCGAATGTTTCTGAGAGGAGATGATTCATTCATAGTGGTGTTCCTAGATTATTATTGAGTTAATGCGAAATATAGTCTGGGTGTGTCGCAGAGTTATGTCAACATAAAACTTTCGTATTTAAGAAAGTATCTAGGGAGGAAATGTAAATGACAGAATAAAATTTCGTATTAGTGATTGAAAAAAATCAAACCATAAGTTACATTTGTGCGGTACACGCATAATGCTGTACCCAATTAAAGGAGAAATAAAATGATCAAGCAATCGTTTCGCGTCATTGACATTGCAAGTAAATTACAAATAAAAAAGAAGGGTTGGATGAAAGATGCAGGATCAAACTGGCCTTGGCACATTACGTTTTGGGATCACCAAAGTGAATGCCGTCCTGAGTATTTAAGAACTAAGGATACGTTTGAAGGTGATAACCAACTCAAAATACTCAGCTCAGACTATAGTTATGTAGGCGTAACTAAGCTGAGTTTGAAAAACACAGTAGATGAGGACATGAAGGATGAGCTTATTTAAACGCTATTCAATAAACAACGAAGTTGGACGCAATGGTGAAACCAACTTTGGACATAATTTAAATTTAATTAATATGATGGATCGAATTAGGTCAATCATGTGGGAGATTTTTAAATATGCAACTTATTCTAGGCCCACTAGCCAAGAGAATGCGGATGCAACTTGGTCTAAAGCAAGCGGATGTGGCTAAAGAAATTGGCACCACCGCAGGAAATCTATGTAGATTTGAGAAAGGAAATCAGGGTTTAAGCGATCCATTATTGGAGAAGTTAACGAAGAAACTTAACACAACACCAGAGCAGTTAATTTTAATGAACCTAACAACCACGCCAAGTGAGTTACTGGAGTACGCTGTGTTGTTATCTAAACTAAATGCTAATCAGATGTTGGGTGTTAAGGCTGTCATAGACTCTATGGTCTCTGATGTTAACGATGATGGGAGGGGTTGATCACTGCTTTAAATTAGGCCGCAGTAATAATCTGGTGCGGGTTTAAGGAGTCATAATGAATGGAGCAACATCAACTTACGTCTATTGATCTAGGCGAGGACGGAGAAGGCAAAATAAGGAGAGAGATTTTATTGAAATTAATTAATCTCCCTCCTCCTAAAAAACGAAAAGTATTAACGCTACTGGAGGAGCTAGTACGGAACAAGTAATAACCTGAGCTAACTCTCAGGTATCAACCTCAAGAATCAAGACGCCCTCGTGGCGTTTTTTTTCGACTATAAGAAAGTAAGAAATCAAATAATGACACTGTTGACGAAATTTTATTTCGGTGGTAGTCTTAACTTATTGACAAAGATTTCGCTATTACGAAACACAACTAGGAGAATACTGATGGAAACATCTGAAACTATTGGCAAGATAAGTCTTGCTCTCTCACAGGCGCAAGCTGAAATGATTAACGTCTATAAAGGCTCGGCTGCTTACAACTACAACTACGCTGATCTCGGTGTGATTCTGGACATGCTGCGCCAGACACTACCCAAGTATGAGATCGCTCTTATTCAAACGCCCAGTAACGATGGAGCGAATGCGTGTGTTACGACCATGCTCTCGCACAGTTCAGGGGAGTGGATAAAAGATTCGGTCTCTTGTCAGATAGAGATGGCCAAGGGCAACTCAGCAATACAGTGTCTGGGTAGCTCAATAACCTATTTGCGTAGGTACTCATGCAGTGCGATAGCGGGACTAACCCAGACCGATTCCGATGCCTCTATCCGTACTCCGGATGATCCGGAGGGGGTGGAAGCTCAGCCTATAGAACTGGTTCGTATGGCGTCAAAAGTAGAGATCAAATCTGTGACAGACATGGCAGCGAAGGCTGATGTAGACATCGCAAACGTAACCAAGAGTCTTAATCTTAAATCCATCAGCGACATGACTTCCGAACAAGCTGAGCGTGCATGTCGGAAGCTCCACAAAACTATACTCGCAGCTGAGAAGGTTGTGCCTGCTGAAGATGAGTTGGCGGTGGCGTCATGAACGCTGTAGTCCAGCTGGAGCAGAACACAGATGAGTGGATGAACCACCGCCGCTTACACTGTAACGCAAGTTCAGCAGGAATCATAATGGGTGTACAGGCTTTCAAGCCCAACACATGGGACTCGTTGCTCGATTGGTATCGCGGTAATGGCATTCCATTTGTTGGCAATGTCGCTACGGAGTGGGGTCACACCCACGAGGACGAAGCGCGTATAGCGGCAGAGAAGGTCAACGATGAGTTCTACGCCCCTGTTGTTGTTACCCGTGAGCATAACGGCCTCCCCTTGTCAGCGTCTCTGGACGGCAAATCTGTGGAGTTTGATGGCAGTACAGGTCATGTCTCTGAAATCAAGTGCCCCTACCAAGGTAAGCAATCAAAGACTTGGATCACAGTAGAGAATGGCGATTGTCCACAGGGTTACTACTGGCAGATTCAGCAGCAGATGTTTGTGTCTGATGCGAAAGAAGCCAAGTTGTTTATCTACGATGCGCGTGACAAGTCGCACCTTCAAATAACAATTCCTCGTAACGAAGATGACATTAATCTTCTCATGGAAAAGTGGGCTGAGTTTTGGGCGCTGCTTGATGCAGGAGAAATGAAGGGTGATGGCGTACTACGCCGTGAAGACCCTGAGTTTACCTCTGTCGCAAACGAATGGACTGAAGCTAACACATTGCTTGCTGAAGCCAAAGAGCGCGTAGACGCAGCGAGAGCCACTCTCATCGACCTGTCCGGTGACAGAGACTGCGAGGGTGGTGGTGTTCGCGTCACTCAGGCCGAACGCAAAGGAAATATTAACTATAAAAAGGTTCCCTCACTAGAGGGTGTAGACCTTGAACTTTACCGGAGCAAAAGCAGCTCGTACTTCAGAGTTGCCGCGACAAAGTAATGTCCGTTCTGGCGCGGCCCCATAGTTGGGGGATAGGCCAGCGTTGCGGATCAGCTGTGAGTGCCGCGCATAGAAAAACCACAGCACGATGAGCGAGGTTCAGTCCTATCAGACTATTCCGACTTTGTGATCATTGGGACTTGCTGGCCTAACCAGCTATTAAATTAATCTTAGGAGAAAACCATGTCAGGTTTAAATGAAGTAAATCTTATTGGAAATGTAGGACAACAACCACAGGTTGTTAACACCGCGAACGGCAGCACCATTTTAAAAATGTCACTAGCTACCTCTGACAAGTGGAAGGATAAACAGTCAGGTGAAACAAAAGAAAAAACTGAATGGCATCGCATCAGCGTGTTCGGAAAGACAGCTGAGAATCTTGCTCAGTATATAAATTCAGGGGATAAACTTTTCGTTCGCGGGAAAATTCAAACGTCTAAATATCAGGACAAAAGCAGCGGCGAAGATCGTTACTCCACAGACATTATTGTGGATGGATTCTCTGGCGCAATCCAAATGTTGGGAAGCAAATCGGCAGGTGGAGGTGGGCAGCAACGTGCGCCACAGCAGAAGCAACGTGCTCCGCAGCAACGTGCGCCACAGCAACAGCAGCAGCCACCCGCTGATGACGGATTTGATGACGACATTCCTTTTAATTAGGAGGCTATGACAACCTCGATAAAAACATGCTTTAGAGCACCTAACACTACCCGCCACATGAGTGGCGGTGTAACTACTAACAATCTAGGACTTTTTATGCGCAAATATAAATCTACACCACTGAATGTCGAGGCATTTATTCTGACCCTTGAGGGCGTCAGCTTGAATGCAACGGCTTCACGAATCGGTTTGTCGTCAGGACGCGTTCGCTATGCACTGCACAGTGAGTGTCAAATCCGATGTCCAAAACTTTATCAAAGTTTAATCAAACACAAGTTGACGCCCAGCTTAGCTGAGCTACGGCGGCACTCCTCTGCATTTATTGATGGTTCAGACATCGGCCAGTTTGCTCACGCTCCGAAGTCGTTGCGCCCCATCCGACAAACAACTATTACTGTTGCGGCAAAGGAACCATCAATATTCGAGAGAATGTTTAAGTCGGTGTTCGGATAGATGTTTGAGTCAGCCCTGCTCTGCCTTGCTCTCGGACTCTATCACGAGGCGAGGTCTGAGCCGCTGGTTGGACAGCTTAGTGTTGGGTTTGTCGTGATGAATCGAGTTGATGACTCTCGTTATCCCGACTCAATTTGCGAGGTAGTAAAGCAAGGGCGCACTCATCCCAACAATCCTAAAGTGATGCTTCGCCATCAGTGTCAGTTCAGCTTTTGGTGTGACGGATTGAATGACACCCCCAAAAATTTACCGGCTTGGAACAACTCAATTATCCTCGCCTCACAAATTCTGGGTGGTCAGTACAAAAATACAAGCGAAGGGGCCACCCACTATCACGCAAATTATGTATCCCCCACTTGGGCTGACGAATCAAAAATGATAGCGCAAGTGGGCACTCATATTTTCTACAGACTGGAGTAATTTGTATGGCTTATTTCTGGACAGATGAAGAAATTTCTTTTGTTGCAAGCAACTATAACATTATGACCGTTCGTTCTATCTGCGAGAAGATTAACAGACCTGAAAGTTCTGTGCGCATGTTAGCTAGCAAACTCGGCGTCACTGATCGACATGGTGCAACCCAGCGAAGGCTTGTTCAAGAAGAAGCTAGACCGCCAACATATAACCCCTTCATCACTGGGAAAATTGCTCCCCCTACATCAACAAGACTATGGGTTCGAGCATATGGGTAAGCGATATTCTGAATTAGATAATCAGTTTATCCGACTCAACTATCAAGCCCTAACCTACTTTGAAATCGGATTGCTAATTGATCGTGACCCTCGAAGCGTTCGTGAGAGAGCGCGACTCATGGGGCTAAGAAAAATAAACAGACGAGAGTGGACACGCGATGAGTGCCTCACTTTTTTAACCAACATCACGCTTGCTGATAGAGAACTAGCGTCAATGCTAGGCCGCAATAGGCAAAGTGTCTCTGCCAAACGAGCTTGGTTTCGCAGGAAAATAAATTAGGAAATAATTATGTCTGAGAGCGAAGAGCTAAAGGATGCACTCTTAAAAAAAGTTGAGTCACTAAGAATGAAGGCTTCTATTCTTGAAGAGATTGTAAATGAAACAAATTTCAATATTCTTGATCAAGATGATCGAGATATTATCGTCATGCTTTTAGCCATGGTGGATTAAATATGTGGCCACTGCTAACTATCTTTTGTTTCGGAACATCCCTTGTGCTAGATCTGATGGGACAGGACATCAATCTAGTAATCACGGGGATTATCTGCGGGTGGATTTCATTAGCCACCACTTCAATCATTAGCCATTTGTATGAGGACGATGAAGATGACCAGTGATCACACGATATACGATGGGCCAGACACGAAGGCTCGACAACGAGAGGAACTGAAACGCAAGACAGAAGAGTTTTTGAGCGAGGGAGGAAACATAACACAAGTGGACATGGGCAAGATCAATGACAACAGAGTCCTTACTCCAAGCGAGATTAACGCTAGAAGTTTTGCTCATGCAATGGAGAAAAAGAATGTTAGATCAAAATGAAAAGGCTCAGGAAAATTTTAGGCGTAACTATGACTCTGTATTTTCTCCAAAAAGATTTAAAGACCGAGTTGACTTAGGTCTGTCCCCATCTACCGATGTGAGTTGGGTTGATATGAGAGATAAACCAAAGGAGATTGAAGATGAGCAAGCTGATGAGCGTGGATGAATATCTAAGGACAGCATTCACAGCTGACTCTATTCCTACCAAACGAACAGCGCTGGATTGGATAAGAAGAGGTGATCTTCTGGCGCACAAGATCGGCAGAAAGTATTATGTTGATATAAGCAATGGTGATCCACTACTCACTACCTCAAATGATTCACTACTGAATAAAATCTTAGGAGATTTAGGAGATGAAGAAACGTCAATCAAACGCAAGTAAAGGCTTGCCTATGTACTTGTCTATGAATACAAGCAAGGGTATCACGAACTACAGGTATCGCAATAGACAAGCTAAGGTAGATAAATCCCTCGGTACTAACAGAGCTGCTGCAATACGCGCAGCAAACCAAGCCAACTCAATACTGTTCACACGCACTGACTTAACAGAGTCGATCATCGGCACTCGCATGAAGTTGAGCGATCTGTGCGACAAATTTCTTAATGTTGTCGAGAAAAATGTAGACAACTTCTCTGACTCGTTAATAGCTGAACGCAAAACCATGATGAACAAGGTGAAGAAGTATATGCCTGATCTTCCATTGGAACAGTTCACGCTGCTTAAAATCAATGAGCTGTTTGATTTAGTATATGACCCCGAAGAAGATGATGAAGACTCTGGTACACCCCACGCTAGGAACGCTACTCGGAAGAACCTAAAGATGATGATGCAGTATGCGCTCACGAAAGGTTACATCACCGGTAATTCTAATCCTGTTGATCTGACCAAGCCGGTCAAAACTAAACGTGTGATAAAGCGTCATACTTATGCAGGTTGGATGGCCATCTATGACCACCCTGAATGCCCTCAATGGTTACGTTGTGCCATGAACGTTGGACTTACCACGCTCCAGCGCAGAGCTGACATACTATCTATACCGATGCCTAAACCTAGTGACACTTACATCGAAGTAATACAGCAGAAGACAGAGAAGTATTCCGATATGGGCTACCTGAAGATTGAGATCACGCCTGAGCTTAAGGCTATTGTTAATCAGTGTAGAGATAATATAGTAAGTCCGTTTCTTATTCACAGAAAGCCAATGATCCGTAACGCAGGACGAGAAGATGGGGTTCACTATACAAAGGTGTACCCGAAGTATTTGTCTGACGAGTTCAAGAGGATCAGAGACTTAGCTAACCCCTACCCTGATCTAGCTATGAATGAACAGCCCGGATTTCATCAGGGTCGTGCGCTAGGAATCTATCTTATTCAAAAGCAAACCAAAGAATATCCACAGCAGTTGGCTGGCCATGCGAATCCAGAGATGACGGAGAACTACGCAAGAGATCACGAAGATATTGTGTGGCAGGAGGCAACGCCTACGCTAGACGTATTGAATCGAGCTTCGATTGAAGCCCTTAACCCAAGCAAGAAGACTGCTTAACTATAGACTAAATAGTAGTTCATATAAACTAAGAATTAGTCCAGTTGTATAGCGTGCATTGTAAACTGTATGATGCATTAAACATACCTAATGTACACTGGAGTATACATTTTAACCGAGATGATAATTGTATGGAACATTTTGAAACCCCACAGCTACATAAGAGTAGGAATGACTTTAAATTGCACTGGCTACCAGTAAAATATGGATGGATATTTGATGATGGTGACTGCGGCGCTACGGCTTTTCTTTGTAAAAGTGGGATGGTTGAGATGCACCAGCTATCAGGACAGTGGTCTGACCTTCCTTCTGATGCACTGTCTTGGCTAGCAGATAAATTGATTGCATTCGATGATCAGATTGAGGAGTACTGGGAGGTTATTATGGATGATGAAACACCAGAGGATTTCTGCATTCACTACGATCTCGGTGAGGTCTTAACGCCCTTCGATGATCAGAAAGACAATCCCAAAGTAATACAAAAGTAATCCCAAGGAATTATCGTTGTCCCAACCTTGTCCCAACCTTGTCCCAACTTTATTTAGGCCAAAAAAAAGACACCGCTAAGTGTCTGATTTTAATAAGTAATTGGTGGGTGATGACGGTCTCGAACCGCCGACCCTCTGCGTGTAAAAAAGAGTCCCACTTTTAGCTAAGTCATTGATAACATTAATTAATGTCCTGATAATCACCATATTCTGCGTGGTAATCAGGACGTTTCACTACGTTATAAAACAATAACTTACAGTACAGTTGTCCCAACTTTCTAAGGGCTTCCTGAACTGCCAGCGCATCATACCCATAGTGATAATGCGCGTCAAGCAGATCTTATTATTTTCTAAACCTAGCTGTCTTATCTGCAATCTTTTTAGGCTGCTTAACAACCTGCTTACCTGCTTTAGTACCTGCCCTCTTTGCTGCTGTGGTAGCTGCATACTCTGCTTTAGTCAGACCAGCTATGGCAGCTTTAGGTAGATAGCGCTCACCTGTCTTGGCACTAGGTTTCCCGCTTTTCGTACCCCACTCTTGCTTAGTCCATTTATTTAAAGACTTCTGTGGCTTCTTAATCACGATAACCTCCCCCTGCTTTCTTGTACTCGCTGGCCAGAAGCTGAGCCTTACGCGCTGACCACTGCCCAGCTTTACCACCTTTAGTTCCTGCTTTGATTTTATTAAACAATCTTTTACGCAGAGCAGGTTTCGTATAGTTGCCAGCTTCATTTACTTTTGATTTTGATTTGGCTTTCATTACTCTCTCACCACTTGACCAAATTAGACCAATAGCTACCTGACATTTTCCCCGATTTGATACCCTTGGCATGCCTTGCTTTGAAGGACTTGCGCTTTGCTTTCATTGCGTCACTCTCCCCCGCCTTCGGCTTACCTGCTGTGCTTGCCCCCTGCTCCCCAAACCTGATCATCTTTATTTCAGATCCTTCTTTAGCTAGCACGACATGGCTTTTCGTTGGGTGATTAGGCGTCCTCTTGGGTTTGTTGTATCCTTCAAACCTCTCCCCTCTGTACTCTATACTCATATAAAATTCTCTATGATTATTCTTTACCGAACGTATACTCATTTATTAAATACAAATGCTTCTTGGGTAAGACCACACCTTCAATCGCTGACGCTTTCATGATGACCTTGGACTTCAGGCTGGCAAGAAGTGTCTTCGATGTGATCAACTCTGACTGAACGAGATACTTCATAGCTGGATCTTTAATATCATTAATGCGCTCCATAATATAATTGTTCCACCTAGTCACAGCCGCCAATGCGTCCTGTACATCTGACTGATCTCCACCTGAAATTGCGGTATAAACATCACCAAGCACGTTTCGTCTGACCGCTTTCTGTTGTTCAGATTTATTCTTCCCAGCAAATGCCCGACTGTATGTAGAGCTTACGACTTCTGGAGTAAATCCTAGGGCTTGAATAACTATATCACTCGTGTCGAGTGAATCGATAACCTCCAAATCATTGCGTGTCTTGACACCATTCTTTGAGTAATCAACAGCTTTGTAAGCGTCCCGTACAACCTTGGGTAATGCAGACTTCAGATTATTAGTGGGGTTTCCTTCATACACATCCTGAGCAAAGTTGAAAGTAGATCCACCGATGCCACCGAACACTGGGCCAGCCACTGATAATAAAAGTTCCTTGTAATATTCTTTGCCTGAAGACATCGGACGATCTGGCATCATGATTAACAGGTTCGTGTTCTGTCCTGTTCTTGATGCTATGTCTACGCCTAACGCATTACCGAGTCCTTTGCTGAGTAGAGCACTCATGAATTGCTGCTCATCATCATCGAACATGCCTCTAACAAGGTCGTCCAACCATTGAGTAAACTCAACTTCACTTGAGACAACCTCCTCTTCATCATCAGCAAATAAGTTGTACGCTACGCCGCCCATCCACACAGCTACGGCTATTGGTAGTACACCTGTTGCCCCAGCTGCTAACATCTGGAATGTGACAAGACCGGCAAGGGCTTTCATTGCTTCTCTACGTTTCTCTGGAGACAAAGACTTGTCTCTACCTAAAGCCTCACGAGCGAGCTGAGAGTACATGTAGATAACGTGCTGACCATAGATTTTAAAGGTCGTCATCGACTTGATAATGTTGTTCTCTCGCATAGCCCTTGGACGGTTCTCAGATTCATACAAGAACTGAGTTTCTCCAATCAACTCACGCACCTCGTCATAAATCTTTAGCTCATTCTCGCTCATCTCTTCAGAGCTTTTGAACGTAGATCCTTTGAACAGCTCAGGGTGCTTGTCTTTGATCAGTCTGTATGTGGCTAATCCAGTGACCTCTCGGTTACTCATCTCAGCCCCGTGGAACATATAAGCACCTGTGCGCATTAGCTTCTGCATTTTCGTGCCGAATACGCTAGGCGTTCTCTGATCAGAGTGAGCTTCTTCAGTGATCGAGCCAACTCGAGTGATGTCTATATCTCCTCGGTCTATTAACACCTTGATAAAGTTCTGCTCATCAGCTGTGACATTCTTATTGCCATCTCGCGCGAACGACTTGTACGCATCACGCAAAGACAACTCACTCTTGCCAAGATGCCAGTCAGTCATTGTCTTGAGGAACACTGCTGATGTTTTAGCTAGGCCATACCGCGCACCGACAATCGGAATTGCTATCGTTGGAACCTGAGTCAAGTTGACAAACGCTGCGGCAGGAGACCAACCAAGGTAATGGAAGAAAGCCAACCGTCCTGCGTTCGATGCCCATGCTGCGCCTGTTGGATTCATAGTCAACTCGAATCTCTTCGTCATCTCAGCATGTGTTGCTGAAGCAATATCAGCATACTGTTGCGTAACTTGCGAAGCCTCACCCGTGGCAAACTTGCGATTCTCTAGACCGATGTCGTTCAATTCAGATTGGATTCGATCAGCATACTTAATCTTAGAGATCTGCTGTGCCGACTGAAGCATCATGTTCTGAACTGACCTTCTCATGTCAGATGACGCACCCTTGGTGCCAAGCCGCTGACGTCTACGCTGCATGATGGAGCTAGAAGGTAACGTGTTCAGCATCAAATTGTTTATATCAGTCTTGAGCTGTTCAGTTGATGCTCGGATAGACGATCTAGCATTTTCATCCATCATATCATCACGAAGAACATCATCCCGATTCTCATCAAGCGCAGTAAATAGATTGTCTCTGAACGAGAAGAGGTCACCTGACTGAGCTGTCTTGCCCATGTCAGCCATGTACGTCATGCGTGCATTATCTTCACCCCACTTGGACTTGTGCCACTTCAACGCACGCTCAGCTTCTGTGCGGCTCTCGAACTGCTCTCGAACAAACTCCCTCTTGCCATTAATTTCTGCAAAAGCAATGACAACATGATTGCCAAATCTAGATAGAGGGAAGTATGGGCCGCGCTTAATTAACTCACCCATCCGATTCTTCAAAGCTTTCTTAGCCGACTCACGATGAACAGGGTTTTCAATCTGCCTATCAATACGAGCAAGTAACTCACTCTGCTCCATCTCATACTGCTCTCGTAACATAACTCGGGTGTCATCATAAACGAGCTTGGCATTAGCGGTGAGCTTGTTCCACTCCCTTCTCAATCGGGCATGCTCGGACTGCATAAAGGCTAAGCTTTCTTCTAAATTAGAAATGTTTGCCATGTCCACTTTAGTCTTCTTGGGTTTTGCCTTTAGCTTATCAAGCCTATTCTGGTCAAGACGAACAAACTCATGAACTTTATTCGCCATTGATTCGTCAGGGTGTATGCCAGCAATCGTAGAATCACGCATGAGACTAGCCAAAGAGTTAGCTTCCTTGGTACTTAACTTGTCCCAAATCTTCTCCTCTTTTTCAAACCCATGAAGCGCTCGTTCTTTATCAACTCTGAACTCACCTAGTAAATTGTTAATGGTCTTTAACGGGTTACCATCTTTCCAGTCAAACGCCGCCTTATAGGTGCGGAAGATCTGAGTATTAGTTAACCAATACTGGAGGAAGTTACGGTTCTTGTTCTGATTAATAACCTTAGAAGCCGAATCAACTGTTGATTTACGGAAGTTCTCAGCTGCTAAGCCACCAAGAATCTTACCTACATTTTCTTCCGAGTCAGCAAATACCTCCATCTGCTTAGGAGCATCGAGCTTGCTCACTTTGGAATAGAGAATCTGACCCGCAGTTTGTGGTGCTGTGTTTGCATTAGCATTGTCAGTGTAAACGTGGCGCTTGGCATCTAATACTAAGTCTCTTAAATTACCATTCGATGCAATGTAATTGTTAGAGAACGTGCGCTTCATCCACATACGGATAGCGTCATACACACGAGTCATCAATGAACGAGACTCCAATCCTTCAGCCATCACTGCGATGATCTCCTCAGCTTCCTGCTCACGGCTAAGCTGACCTTCCCTATTCATAACTACTTCAGCCGCAGCAACCACTTCAGGATCGCCATTCGCTTTCATGTCCTGCACTTCGTCTAGGATTGAGTTGAACTCATCTCCTAACATAGATTGAATGCCATAGTGGCCAACAACCTCATGACTAAAGACAGTACGCGCCTCTGACTTAGAGTGAATGTTGTCAGCAACGAGGTACGAAGTCATGCTGTTAGGAATGAATAGACCTCTTGCTGTTGGGTCGATGTCTGCGTTAAGCCCTGCGGTTGGAATATCAGAAACAGATTGAACCACTTCAACTGAGTGCCCAAGCTTACTCATGTTTGCTAATACAGAATTACCTACCCACTTCTGAACATCTTTAACAGACTTACTTGAAAGACCTCTAGCCTTTTCACTGACTGACTGACGAGAGTAGACCACACCTCTGTCGTTGAGGTCAGTAGCTATTGCCTTAGCATGCGCTGTCTGCCAGACGTAGAAGAACGTTTCATTATTCCTGCTCTTAGGTGTAATGAAAGCACTTTCATTTCCCTTTTTGTCTAAGGGAAGTATCCTTCTTAGAGTGGCCTCAATAGACGCCTTATTAGCAGGAGTGGCTGTAAGGCTTAAATACTTTTTACCCTTGGCAGTCTCAGCTGTAATAGGATTAGCGCCATGCCGCTTCAGCTCTTCTATGTAGGTGTCACCAGCCTCTGGTTTAATAGCTGGCTTGACCTCAACTGAACCGAGGTCGCCTCCTCTGGCCTTAACTGCTTCTATTTGCTGTGGCGTCAACCCACCTGAACCATCACCTTCAAGGTCATAAACAGTTCCATCGTCATCCGCTACTCTGTTACCATCTCCGTCTTTAGTCCCTTCCCACTCAAACGAATCAAAGATACTTGGCTCACCGCTCGAACTCAACAGTGTGTTAAGTTTGCGTTTAACCACTAATGATTTGTGCTCATCACCTATGCCACCTTCCAGATTAACCACATGAACGACTGAAGCAGACTGGGTATTCTTTCTTGAGACTCGACCAATTAACTGAACCACTTTATCACCAGACCAGTTCTTGGTGACCATGATAAGTGAACGAGGAGTATCTCCTACAACGTCATCCAAGTTGATTCCAGTACCACCAGAAGCAGCAGTTATTAAAGCAACGGGAGCCTTTCCTTCTTGGAATTCTGCTACGTTTTCTTTACGCTCATCTGTGGTGTCTCCCGTAAGCTCCGTATAGTTTATTCCCTCAGAATCCAAGCGCTCTTTCATCAAGCCGATGAACCCCATAATTTTCTTATCATCTAAGCCTTTAATAGTTAAATCGTTACTGACAGTCTCCGCTGCTACAATAACTTGTTTACCGTTAGCAAGATCTTCTTTAAGCTGTTCTACTGTTGCGTCTAGCTTGAGGTGCTCTTCCCACCTTACGAACTCATTGATCCTTTGGCCCTTCATCGTACTAGGATTGCCTTTAGCAGCCATCTCTGACGACCACCATCTATCCATCTCACTTTGCTCGATCCTTGATTCTTCTGTCATCTGAACATTAATGTCATTGGTTGTGCCAAAGAAAGGGTAGTACCGCTTGAGCATACGTCCTGACTTAATGACAAAATCTCTCATCTCAGCTACTTTTTCCAAAGCCCTCTTAGGAGAAACACCCTTCTTTAGCACCACCTCTTTTGGCCCTTCTATATATAGGCCAGATTTAGTCTTCACCTTCTTACCAGTGGCCAGCTTATGACCTAACCGATCAAGCGCTTTCTCATATGTCTCACCTGTTATTTGCGCCCACATGTTAGCACCAGATGAAGCACGATCCATTGGTGTAGCTGTAACGTAAACTACTTTTTCTTTCCTTAGCCCACGACTTGCCTTAGCTTGAATGGTGTCGTAGTTCTTTAGGTTATGAGCCTCATCAAATAAAACCATACCCCAGTCTTGGTCGAACTCAGAATTTACTGCGTTCCCTTTCTTGCCGTCCTTAAAACTATTGTATGTTCCCGTCTTAAACTGGTTCATGTCGATGCCCATAATCGCAGCATCTTCAGCAAAGTTCTTTTTGAGAATCTCGGGCTTCTCAGAAATTATTAGAACCTTCTTACCTGTAGACTTTTTGTATTGATCAGCTATGGCTAGAATTTGTCGGGTCTTACCAAAGCCCGTACCATCCGCTAACAAGAACCCTTTGTAGTTTTTTTCCATCATAGATGACAACGCTAGATCAACACCCATACGTTGCCCTGCATCTAACGAATCAGCATAGACAGATGAGTGATCATTTATAGTTGCACGATCTGGAATAATATCAGGTCTTACTTCGACAGCTGGCAGTCTACCCTTAGCAAGATTTGTCTCTGTTGCTATTCTTTGTGTAGGTATTCCTACCAAGGTTCTAGATGGATCTCCCAAGTTTCTAGATGGCTTGGACTCAGCTACGATGACCTTCCTTTGTTCATCTAATTGTTCTATTTGAACAGCTTCTATGGCCTCAGCTTGAGCAGCTTGAGCAGCTTCAGCAGCCACACGGATCTTAGTTTGAGCAGCTACGTTAGCCAGTAATGCTTCCATAGAAGCATCGAGGCCATCTTCTGATGCTGGCACATTGAACTTGATGTCATCAATCTTTCCATTTACTTGGAGAGAAGTTTCCACATCAGCCTCAGTAAACTGCTTACCGAAACTCTGCAACGTCCTGCGAACATCTGCCTTGGTGTAGTGCTCATAGAAGCCCACCTTACGGAGTGCCTTCATGACGTATGAAACAATCGCATCCCAAGCTTTACCAAACTTAGATTGATCTGCCTCTTCAGCTACTCGTGCAAAAACTTCTTCAGCAATAGAAGACTCTATGCTCTCGTCAGTAGCTCCCTGATTTTTCCAACCATCAATGTAAGGCTTATATCTGGTACGAACATTATCAAAAATGAGAGTCATTTCTTTGTTCTGACCTTCTGCCTTAGACACCCTGTTTAATATATCCATCTTCTCTTCAAGAGTAGTAAAGACAGACAAGCCATAGTGGGCAAGGATTTCGTGGCGCAGAACAGACTCAAGTTCAGCCGTGTTATTAATTCCAGCAGCGTTTAGCGTCACTACTTTATTCTTTAGGCTACCGACAGCTGCACCGTCAGGCACAGGTGTGTTGATTATGTTGTACTTAATATCAGGTATGCCGTTGTACTTAGCTTCAAAATTATTTATGACTGATTGCACAGACGCAACAGACATACCATTCGTATTTCTTAGCTGACTTCTAGATACAAATTTCCGCCCAAGAATATCTGCGACATCAAATATGTCATCTATATCAGAATTAGTAATACCACTGGCGGGTTTAGATTTTTTGACTACAACGCCTAATTCAACTAACGCCTTTTCTATCTTTGGGATAAGCGCCTTCGCGGCTTTGCGATCCGCAGCATTAAGCGTAGTATCTTTTGAATTAGACTTCGCATCTTTTAAACCTAATTGCAGCTGATCTATCTGATCTTGATCTGCGGTTGCGTCAGCAGGGTCTATCTCAATCTCTGGATCAGTGTTATCCGCATAGCCATTCAAGTCTCCCCAGTCTTGTTCATCATCAATCGTGAGATCTTCATCAGCAGTAAGGGTTGTTTCACCCAAAAATTCTTTAATAGGATCTGTGTTGCTAACAGTAAATGTTTCAGATTCAGCTTCAGCTTCAGCTTCAGTTTCATCGACTGTCTTTGCTTTTGTGGGTAGAGGCGGAAGGTCTGGGTCTGAGGCTATGACCTCTAACTGCTGCATTATATCTTCAGTAGTTAGACCATCATCAGCCTTAGTCTTTTTACCCTGTCTTACAGGTGCTCTACCAGCTTCCTCAATGGCAGCGTCTTCCTCCTGTTCTTCTTGTATTGCAGCGTCACTTCTTAAATCGTTTTCACGTTCCAACTTAACCTTCGCCTGAAACAAAGCTTTGGTTGGATTAATAACGTGGACAGCTCCATCAACCTCACCATCACGGAAGTAAAGAGCTTGGTTCTTAAGCTTCCCCCGTACTGATTGTGAGTTAGCCTTGGAAACTTTAATACCAACAAGCAGCCCCGTATCTCCATCACTTAATACGTCTTCCTTTCCTTTTGCTTTCTTATGGCTACTTAAGAATTCATTGATAGCCGATGTGTCCCCCATCAAAGTCACAGACCCATCATCATTCTCTATCGAATCAAACTTGCTTACTGAATTGAACATGATGGATACTGCTTCAAGCCTATCCTTACCCTCTTCTAGCTCGAACTTACCTTTCTGTTCCCCACTTGCAAGCAATGCGTTAACAGTGTTGATGCGTAGGTTTGCAAATTCAGTTGCGGCTATTAAGGTGTCTGATTTTCCATCAGAATCAACATCAAGTAGTTCGCTTATGTTTTCCTCAGTGAGAGCCTCCATGCTATCCCCTTTGATGTAATCAAATAGGGGATCACTCTTGCGTGTAAGCATAAAGAGTTGGGGTTGGTTAGGGTATTTCTCGCTAGGAGTTTGGGCTAGGACGTAAGGTAATCCGCTATTCTCAATATTCTCTTGAAGGTTATTTCTAGGCTCAGTAACAGCAACGTCTGTAGAAGCAGCTTCCTCGGACTTACCTACTGTGTCCATCCTGCTAACAGAAGTGACTACAAAGAAGTCATCAGATACCTGTGATTTCTGAACGTCATAAGCACTGTTAGATCCGATTGTTTTTAATGCGTTCTCAGCAGACGTCTTATTGTCGTATGCCATCGGTTCATCTGTGCGCATTTTCTTTGAAGGGATCAAAGCGTCAAGAACAAATGACTTCTGCTCTCCAAACAAACCAAGGGTAGCTGTAGGACGATAGAGTCCCAATCCCTTTCGTTCAAGATCCTTAGCCTCTTCCACAGCCGCATCCTGCGTTGCAAAGACTTGAGCATAAACATCATCAGTGCCCTTCTCCCCCACATAAAGAGCAAGCTTTAAACCATCACCCCTTACTACAAACTGGAGAACCCTATCATCGTTAACTAGATCTGATGGATCATTGTTTGATGTTGATCCTACATCCTTTAAATCGAACGCTACTTCCGCAGCTGCTTTAGCCACAACCTCAGTTGTATCTTGCACCGGATCATCCGGACTTGAATCAACAACTTCATTTGTACTAACTGGGTCTTCAACTTCGTTAACATCTGTATTACCTTCAAATAAATCATTAGCTTGTGGGTTTTGTACTGGGTCTGCCTGAGTGGTTAAGCTTACGCCACCATCGAGGCTGAACCCGTCAACCTCTCGGTCAACTTGGTCTTTAGTTTCACCTGCATCAAGGTCTCGATCTGCTTTGGTAGCAAGGTCTTCTTCGGTTTGAGTGGATAGTTCAAGGGCTGGCGCAGCTACTTCATCATCTGTAGTTTCTGCTACCACTGGCGCAGCTACTTCATCATCTGTAGTTTCTGCTACTACTGGTTCAGCTACTTCATCATCTGTAGTTTCTGCTACTACTGGCGTAGCTACTTCATTACCTGTGAGTTCTGCAACGAGTGCAGGGTTGGTGTGCCAGTTTTGCCATTCGCGCTTCTGGTCTTTTAGTTCTTCAATCCTAGCTCTAACCGCTTCAGGATCTTTTACATTAACCCCTTCAGCCTTAGCTAACTCTGGATTATTTGATGCACCTGTAACTGCTGTCAACGTGCGCTGTATTTCAGCTTGCTTCTGTACAGCTTTACGCGCTAAATTCTCAGCCTCTTTCATAGCTGAGTCATCAAACCCAAACAGATCCCCACTCTCTTGAGCAGTATCTCTGGTCATACTGTTGACTGCTTTTACAATATTGACAGACACAGTAATAGACTTGCCTTCTTGTAAGGCTTTGAGTCCAACAGCTTGAAGTGTTTCGTTATTAGGTGCGGCTTGGGATACCTGAGTTGCAGCTATGTCACTGATTTGGTCGGCACGATGGGCGGCAACGAGCGCAGGGCTTCCTTCACTCGCAATCGTGTATGCTCTTCTCCCTGTTTGCCTTGCCAAAATTCCTTGACGGTCTGCTTCTTCTTCACTGATTTGGGTGCCTTGGATGAACTCGACATAATCTTTTACCGTCCCTTGACCTTCTCTTATATTTAATAAAACATCCAGCATAGATGCTTGGTCTACCCCGAATCCTTCTGACTCTAGGTGATACTGTGCAGGTATGGTTGTTTCATTGCTTCGCTTGGCTAGGTCAAGACGATGCCTCCCACTGATAACTTCCTTGCGTCCATCTTCACGCAACCAGATCTGAATAGGTGCAACACCCACCCGATCAAACGTGCCACCAAGAGGGTCAACAACTCCTTCATTGTCTGCCCCATCTTTAAATTGAGGTACATCTTCACTTATAGTTATGTCAGATATTAGCACTTCAACTACTTGCTGTCCTCCAGCCTGAAACTCTTCCGTTGGCTCCTCAATAACAGCTTCATCAATCTCTTCTAGTACAGCTTTATTACCTTTGGTTTTCTTACCAGCAGCAGATTTCTTAGCACTCGCGTCAGTGGTTTTATCTGCCTTTGGTACTGTCTTCTTTGGTGGTGTTGGATCAGGGTCTGGCTCTGGCTCTGGCTCTGGTTGGGTAGCCTCAACTGGCTCTTCAACCGGTTGAGGACTAGGCTTTTTTGCCGTTAAGCTTGGAGCCTTTCCCTTTTGATAGATTGTTTCTTCCCATACCTCGTAGACTAAAGGCACTACGTTATCGTTAAGTCCTTCAACGTACTCATCGTACATCGCTAACTTAGTAGGCGTTGGACTTGAAAACAAACCCATAGCTCGTCCTAACGACTGGATATAATAGTCAGCTGAAGCCTTACCTAACTCCGCATTTATCTTTCTGTATTGTCTTCTGACAGTATTATTAATGGCAGAGGTCTTGGTTAAGGTCTCAATGTATTCAGTATCTTTAGTAAGGATCTTATTGACAGCTTTACGATTTAACTTCTTATCATCAGGCGTACCATTAGCACGCAAACTATTCATGTTGTCGCGTACAACACCCTGAAGATCAACCGCAATACCATCCTCTTCTATAGGCTGTAACCTACCGAACAAGTCTGTAGATGCAAAAGGATTAGTCTCTTGATTGGCAAATACATCGTATAGGTTGTCACCAGTGGCTTCATCCTGTACATCCACACTTGAATCTGGATCTACAGACCCAGCCTCCATCTCCCCATACTCTTCTAACTGAGCTTCAGTCACAGCGTCTTCTGCTTCTAACGCTTGCTGCCATCGAGGCACTTCATTTAATGGGGTAGGTGCTAGAGCATCGAATTTCTCTTCCATCATCCTGATGCTTTCTTCTTTACGGAAAGCTTGATCAGACCCTACTTCCATTTTCATTAAAGACTTTAGCTCACGAATGATTGCGTCTTTGTATACGCGCTGCTCATCAAATCTGTCACTGTCTTTATCTGGCTGGACTTTAGACCACTCAAGTATCCGCTTTGTTATAGCTGGGTTTGATGCAGGAGCTGTGGGTGCAGAAGTCTCTATCCCAAGATCAACCGGTGTTGATGGTAGTATCTCGTCTAAGTTATTTATCTCATCTTGAATACTAGCGATACGATCAGTAGCAGCCTTACGCGCTTCAGGGGCAAGCTTACGATTCTTTGACTGAGCTAATGCTATATCTAAAGCTATCTGCAAATCAGCTCTGTAGTTAGCCTTTTCAGTAGACTCTTCAACAGGACTTAAAGCACGCGCATTCGCAGCGGCTGCTTGAGGACTAGAACCTACTTGTTCTTCAACCCTAGCCTTTACAGCTTCGTCACTAGCATCCTCTGGCATTGGCGCTGTAGAAGAATCTTCTAAACGGTCTGGTGCTTTTGGATCTACAGCCTCAGTATCTCCTACTAAATCCAGTCCTTCTTCTGCTACTGACTCAGTTGGCCCATCTTTTAATGCCTGAAGAGTTTCATCCAACTCTGATTGTTCTTTTGCTGCCCGTCTTTCCTGTTGGAATAGATACTCTTGCTGGTCTCCATATCCGGGCATGTCTTTTTCTTTAGTGATGCCAGTCATTTTAGACCCAATGCCACCAACAGCAGACATCGATCCACCAGAACTAGCACCAAACAAAGTACCAGTTAAGGCTTCATTGGCCACGTTATCCATGGGCTGAACTGACCTATCAGCATTTTTATTCACAGCTTGGTTAGTTAGATAAGCTTGACCACCTGATTCAACAAGCTCCTGAGTACCCTCAATGGCTGCACCCTTTAAGGCTCTCTTGGTAATTCCACCGCTTACCCTACCTAAGACGTTGTTCAAGAACATTGGGCCAAGAATACCCATACTCACTGCACCTAGGCTGAATCCATCAGCAAAGCCATCGTCACTAGCTGCTTCAGCAACAAAAACTCGAGCTTGTTCTGCTATCTCTTCATGAGTAGCCTCAGTCCCCTCAGCTTTGTATGTATCAGCAATCTTCCAGTAAGCGGCCTGATAAGCTGGGTGTTTGTTTAGCTCCTCTGTTGAAGCATTATAAGCCTTATTGTAAGCCTCTTGCTTTGAACCACCACCAATACCTATTCCACCCATACCAGCCATAGCAGCAGCTTGCGGTACCTTCCCAGCAGGAAGATTCAATGCAGCTTTTCTCGCCACACTAGGCATGACTAGACCACCTGCTGCTCGACCAGCTTTGCTAATTCCCTTCGCAACCAAACCACCCCCAAGCATATAGGGTACGGACGATGCGACTCCTGCAACTGTGTTTAACAATCCACCAACAAGTGTTGAACCCTCAGTAAATTTAGGCATGCCATCAGGCCCAAGTTCAACCCCTGTGTTCTGCATCTGAGTTCTATTTGACTCAGACATTTGAGAATACTGTTCGTCAGCTTGTTCTTTCAGATAGTTAGCAATGGTTCCTGCTGTTTCTGATTCTTCTCCAGTAGCCCACTTGGTTAAACCACTGATTCCTTCAGCCATGCTAGAGCCAACATTGAGCAAACTAGCTTGTGATACGTCAACCGCATCCAGCCCAAATTGCCCCCAGTCAGTACCATTATCTTCCTGCTGTGGCTGTGCCTGCTGAGCTTGAACTGGTTCGCCAGTGTCATTAAAAATAGGCATGAACTGGTCAAATGATATTTGCTGTAGTTCTTTATCTTGGTCGTAAACCATCCGACCTAGATCCATGGCAGAAACATTCTGATACTGAGGGTTCTGACGCATCTGTGATAAATACAATGAAGACATAATTTGTTCCAACCTTAGTTAAGGAATTTGTTGACTGAAGCCTCAAATCTTTTGATCACAGCAGCAGGGGCTTTTCTGGTATTTAGTGATTTATAAATGTCACGAATGACTGACATCCTTAGAGATGGCATGTCATCAACAAACTCCTTTAATGTTCCTTGATCTGCATAAGCATTTATCTGTTCAGATAATCCTATGACTGCGGTCTGATCTAATTGATCAAACATGCTGGGGCCAAAACCCCAAGCCATTTTCCATCTATCTAAGATGTTAGGCTTCTGGGATGGCGTCATATTCTGTGGGCCATTGACTTCCATCCAATACTCAAAGACATCTTCCCACTGCTTAGCCGTCTTTTGATTTCTTGGTAATGACTGTATTCGCGTTAGCATCTGCTCAACGCTGTTGATATGATTAGGGTCACGGGCCGCTTCCCTCCTGACCAAAGCCATCATGTCAGGGTCACTTATGGCTGCTCTCATATCAGTAATCTCAGCTTCAATCGCACCAGCTCTGTTGTAATCAATTTCATCATTAGTAGATGCTTGATTATCAGCAGCTGTGCTAGCCTGATTATTGGCTTGCCACTCTTCATACTTGTAATGTCTAGGGTCATCTATAGCTAAGCCATTGTTAGAGATTAAAGTTTTTAATCGATCTCCTGCACCCTGTTCATAAGCACCTGTTTGTTCTCGTGTCATGTCTAGATGTAGGGCCGTGTTGTCAGCAATACGCTGGTTTTCTGGATCAGAAGAAAGCCACTCTTTTAAGGTTCCGTTCTTAGCCATAGTGACAATAGCGTTCGCATTTTCAGTAACCATATCTATTGCGTCCATGTTTGATGGGCGTTGGGTAGGTAAGATCTGAAGACCGTTTGGAGAGGCGTTAACCACAGCTGCGTTAGAGTTAGTAGGGAAAGCTTCAAACATTCTGAATTGATCTGGATTAACTTTAGGTGGTGGAGTAATCTCTTCATTAGTAAGTCCAAGACCTCTCATTTCGGGACTAGAAGATGACTGTCCTTGGTATCCTGATGCCTGCTCTCGAGCTGATTGTGCTTGTTGAGCAACTACCGCATTTAAATCAGGAGCTGCTTCTGGACGCACAGGACTATCTGTATTTGTAGTTACATTTTGATTTGTAGTTACATTTTGATTTGTAGTTACAGTTTCAGTTGCAGTGTCGGCGCTATTAGAATCAGTCTGATTAGCTACTAGACTATTGACCGCATCATTAACGGAGCCACCTGTAGCCTGTGCCTGCATACCTTCAATGCCAGAGAGTGACTGGTAATCCTCACCGTTATACTTAATGTAAATATTATCTATTGCACTGAAGTATTTCTGGGCTTTAGCCATGTTAGCTTGGTAAGCATTAAATGCCTGTATATTGACCGGTTGTGAAACACCACCTGATATGACAGTCTTAGGCGCGTCTTTTTCTTTAAACAGCCCCTCGATTATGGCCGCTTCACTAGATGAAGACTTGGGGTAGAATTGTGAAATAGCGCTCTGAGCCATAGTCATGTGCTTAGTGCCTAAGCTCGTATAGGTAGAAATCATGTTCGTATCAACAGAACTCATAGGGGTTTCCACACCTTGAGTCTTCATCAGTTGCCTGATGTTTTTCATTAACGGTTCCATCCCGTCAGTGAGCATCATCGTACCCTTAAGATTTGACAATAACCCATCAACATTTTGACCTACGACATTGTCTCCATCACCAGCAGTTCCGGCTCCCTGTGTCATCGCTGCAAGGTATGTCTTTACGTTTCCTTCAGCGTCCTCATACATAACTTCAAGATCACCGCCAACAACTCCGCCTCCCATAGCGTAAGCCCCGCCGATTAACTTCTTGTTGAGAATCTTGTTTCCTTTAATCTTCTCTGGTGTATTGGTATAAACTCCTTCGATTCCCTTTCTCTTATCAGGTACTCTTCCCATTGTTTCAAACGGGACTTCGCTGTTGTTCTTATTTAGCCTGCCTCCCCATACAAGGTTTACAGCGTTGGTGAACTCAGGGGATTGAAGGTTGTACTTCTGGTTTAAAATGTCTTGTTGAGCTTCTTTAACTTTAGGATCTAAGTGATGGTATAGGTCATAATTCAAATCAGTTTGCAGAACATCCAAGAAGTCTTGCGAAGGAAGTTGTCCAGCATCGATTTGCCCCGCAATACCTTTTATCGCTTCTTCAACTCTTCTCTTCTTTTGATCCTGCTCAAAAACAGTTTGTTGATTATCAAATGTCTTTTGTGCATTGTCGGCAGTCTGTTGATTAAGCTTTTGTGTCTTTTGACGATTGTAATAATCGTCCATCATCTTGAAGCCGCCTGTAAAACCGCTAGCCAAACCTTGTCCAGTTAAACTCATGGGTACTTCCTCTTAAAACATTTCGCCAATTAACAAACCAATACCAGCACCAATCAATGCTCCCCATGGGCCTGCTGCTGCGCCTGCTGTAGCTAGGGTTGAACCAGTTGCGGCTGCGCCAGCACCTGCAAGTCCAGTTGCACCAGCCATAGTGCCTCCAGTTCCAAGCGCACCAGCTATCGCCTGACCTCCCATTTGTGACATGCCATACTGCGCACCTAAACCAGCAGTCGTTCCTATCATTGACTTCTTCTGAGCTGACGCGGCCTGTTCTAGTTGTGTTTGCATCATTTCTCTTGACTGCTCTAGCCCAGCAGCCTTAGAGAAACCAGCCTTTGCACTACTAGCCATTCCTCGTCCTGTACCAATCAATCCATAAGCCATAGTCTTAACCTTTTTGACGCATCGTATTGATGCCGCCAGTCATAATTTTGTCTTGTCGCTCATCGGCTGTAGCGTACAAGTTGTTCTTCGCATCCACTGATGCAATCGCTTGATCTAAACTGGCCATCCGATTTCGGCTGGCTGCCTGATCTTCGTTAGGAGATATTCCATAACGAGAGAGTTGACGATCAGCGATTCCGCGCATGGTGGTAAATGATTGATTCACCGCTTCTGGAATTCTTTCTGCTTCGCCTTCCATCATTCCACCATTTTTGTAGATAGCAGCAAGACGATCCTCATAGGGCTGGAAACGCTTCTTGTAGTCTTCCCATTGCTCTCGAGTAATCGCGGCATTGATTGCAGAAGCTCCACCTTTGCTACTAGCATCTATTGAATTAGGGTCTGATGTGTTGCTTGATAATCCACCAGTGTTATAAGAACGTCCCTGACCAGCACCATTACCGTCATAAGCGATTGTGTTACTTACACCGCCAGTCCCATAATTCCCTAAGTCGGGACTAGATGATGACTGCCCTTGGTATCCCGATGTATATGCGTCCTCGTATGTTTTCATGAAGGTTTACTCCTTGGTTCCATATAACCCCTAAGACCAGCACCACCAATTGTGCCAACGCTTTCTAGTGTGCCTTGGTAGTCGTTGTATATTCCTTTGGCTCTTTGCTCAGCCGTATCAACACTGCTAGCTGCAATGTCAGCAAGACCCTTAACCGAATCTGATGCTTGACCTTGGCCGATGTTAACGATGCCTTCCATCCGAGCAATCTTCTCTGTTCCTAGACCTCGGTTGGCCTGATTAACTGCCGAAGAAAGAACCTTAGATCCTTTCGACATGAGGGCTGAGTTTGCTCCCATGAACTTGCCAGAGTTAGGATTGATTCCACCTTGGAACATAGCTTGGTTACCAGCGTCCACCTGACTGCCTGCACCAGCAACTATGGCGTTACCTGTGAGTCCACCAATGCGGTCATATGCTGCATCAGAAGTCATGTTGTCTACCTTGGCCATGTACTGATCTTCCAAGGGTCGATAGATGTCCTTGTAGCGATTCCATTTCTCTAAGGAAACCCTAGCAAATTCTTTCTCTTCTTCTGTCTCAGGGACTTCATAATCGCCGCCTCCTTTGCAAAGATCGACTGGGCCTTCGTGCTCATAATATTCATCTTCAAGCACTTCGCCTGTAGTCATGCAGGTTACGACTCTAGTGTGGATCTTCACGGGGTATCTCCTTAGTGAGAACGACATACTGTTGTTTAAAATTAGCCTCCCTACCTAACAATCTACCCCATCCTTTTCGTCCGTAAACCTCTAGGTGAGAACAGTTTTGCAGTTTGGCTAACCGGTATAATGATTTCTCCATTAGCCGTCCCCATTTGTGGAATTTTGAACCTCCAATGGAATGGACTAATAGTATTTTTCGCTGTGGGTAATTTCTAAATTGCGTGGTGTAGGCTGCAATGATTTCGTTGCCGTCACCTACACACCAGAGTTGCATCTGGTCATTCATGATTAGCTCTAATATATCTGTCGAGAGATATTCACCAATAGAGTATTCAAGGGCTGAGTCTATGTAGCCCTGTACTTTAGGCCAGATGTCTTCAACCATTTCTTTTGGTGTGTATAGTATTTCGTAATCCACTAAAGACCCTCTTTATAGAACGTCTCCACAAACATGCGACAAACACTACTTCGCTGAATGTCATCTAACTCAAAGTCCACAATGGTCACAGGTAACATGTATTTTTTGGCTAAATGGATTAACTTACCTAAGCCTGAAGTCTCTTTAATATCTGATTGGGCAAGGTCACCCATCAATATAAGCTTGCAGTTCTCTCCGACTCGAGTACATACCGCCTTGATTTCCTCAACGGTCATCTGCTGAGCTTCATCTATTAGAAAGAAAGCCCCTTCATCTTCACCACCAAAACTTCTGCCTCGGATAGTTTCAAGAGGTTGCAACTCGATGAGTCCGTTGTTAAGGCTAGTCTCAAACCTTCCTGCCCCCATACGTTGCTTGAGAACATCGATCATCGGCATAAGCCAGTTCAACATCTTGTCATCCTTATCACCCTTGAAGAAGCCCAGAGAGCGCCCTGTAGGTATGTTGGCCCTGCATAGAATGATCTTGTGGATTCGAGATTGCATGAACATATCTGCGGCATAGGAGCAAGCAAGATAAGTCTTACCCGATCCTGCTGCGCCACTTGCAATGATGACAGGAAGGTCGGGGTTCTTTAGCGCTTTAATGTAGGTATCTTGATTGGGTGTCTTAGCAATAATCGGTGGTTTGTGACGTTCATCACTCCATTTAATGGCTGCTAATTCTCTTGCTTCCTTAACATTCTTGGTTCGCTTAGATGACATTTGACTCCTTGATAAGCCAGTTGTGGTCAACCTTAAACGTATCGAAGTGTTACAAATATATCAGTGTTATTTTTAAATCCGAGTGCCTAATTCCCAACCATTCAGATCGGCTAGACGAATATATCTCCGGAGTAGTTCAATATCACTTCCCGCTAGAAGCTGTCCTTCTAACTCACGGATGACCATCCAATCTGTCTTAGCTAATAACTCACTTTGTGGGGTCATTGCAGACCGCCATATAGGAACAAACTCAATTTGAATGTCAGGCCATTGAGCCGATAACTTAGACTGCACTTCATGACGGAAACGCTGGGCTTCCTCGCTAGTAATTCCTAAACCAAAATCCTCAGCGAAGTCTGGAGTTATGTACACGCAATTCAATAACTGCGTCCCGTCCTGTGGAAAATTATCATAGACGACACGATCATAAGAAGACCGATCATCCTCTTCAGAAAGTATTGCGTAATCTACACTATCAGTCTTACCAAGCTCAAAGCGCATAAACTCAGTAAATGAGTTAGACCTGACTCCTTTTGATGGAACATTTACTAAGCAGGTACTATGTCCTGCCTCACAGAAACCTAGAGCGACTGCATGACTTAGTAAAGATTTGCCACAACCAGAGCGGAAACCAGCAACAGCTACCTCTCTAGCAGAGTCTTCTAACTTAAATGGTGCGGTATTGTTATCAATCAGCGGTAACACGAGCACCTCCTATGTGGTGGTATGCAGCATACACAACGACCCCCTCCTGAAAACACATTCTTATTCCACTAGCATGCTCAGGGATAGATCCTATGTTAGTTAGAGCGATGACACGATTAATTTCATCCACAGGGATTGACCCGCCTAAGTTGATAAAAATGTTATTAGTCACTGAAGATTGATCATAGAAAATGGATGTTCCAATGTCTCTTTTAACTGCACCTACAGGGCGGTATGCAGCAGGAATATCACAACCATAGCCATAGTAATAAACTTCTGTGCCTATAGTGTTATTCTCTGTATCCAACTGTAGCCTGTAATTACTAATGAGGGTTGCTCCTGCAACCTTAACACTTCTGTCGCATACGCCATTGATATATATAGAATATATATTTATGCCCATCCTTGAGGAACATAAGCAAGATAAGTTCCTTATGCGATCAATAAAAATCGGTTCGATTGCATCTCTGATTCTTTGAGGCAACCCCTCTTTCAGATAAGACACTACCCCTTGTGGTGATGCACTAATAGTCATTTTCAGCGGTATCCCTTATACGAAGTCCTTTAGTACCTATAGAGCAGTGAGCGGTAGCGATGCCAGTTACAGACACTTGTGCCACCATGCCCGGACTACTACTGTCATTGAAAGCTACTGTGCCTGATGGTGTCATAGTGAAAGACATCGTGTGAGTTAGTGCCATGTGATAGTTCCAAGTGGTGTGTCCATCTGTGCCTTGCTCTGTTCGATACTGGTATGTCAACGAATAATTATATCCGCCATTTGAACCTGTTATTGTTCTTGTTTTGTTTGAATCATCACCACTATTAAACGATGTTATTGCGAAAGACTTAGAGCTTATTGTTGCACCGCCTAATTTTTGTTTAATGTATAAATTGACAGTACAATGAGTTTGAGTCGTTACATAGTTGGAGTTGATTAATCCCCCTAACCTTGTCATGGCTACCGTTCCAGAAAAACTAGGAGACACGTTTTGTCGCCTATAGCGCCATAAATTTGATGCGGGAGATTTTAAAATGTTGGCAGGGCCGGCAGTTAGGTAATAGTTATAAGGCTTAATGTCACCTTGCACTGTCACTGTACCCGTACCTGATGAGGTAGTGTCCATAACAACTGAGGTGTTATAGGCATAATGATTACCACCAAACTCAGTCTGTAAACCAACCGCCCCTGCTAGAATCAATACACCTTCAATGGTGCCACCACGAATTACAGGCGAGAAAATCTCGATTCCTGCTGAGATTGTACCACCCTGAATAACAGGTGCTCTAAGCACTGCACCCGCCTCAATCATTTCACCAGTTACAGTTATTGCCGATACCTGAGCTGCTGATAGAGTGCCTGTCACATGAACAAAATCGACCTGTAGATCATGAATCTTGGCCATGTCAATTGACGCATCGGCAATCATAGCTGCCTGAATATAAGTTCCTGCTGCAAACCATCTTCCATCGGGGTGATTTGCCACCTGCCATGCTTTAGTTTTGTTTAGGTATTGTGTGCTATCCGACCCAATGGCAAGACCATCTCCATAAACTGTTATAAATGGGGTTTTACCAGCTACAGTACCATCGTCTAGTACCAAAACATCAGCGGGTATATGGTCATTTAACTCTGAGATTAGAGTGCTTACTTTCTTGTCAGTTATTCCCGCAGTACCAGAAGTTTGATTGAAGCTTCCCTTTTGATTCTTAGTATTAACAAACCTTACCCAGTAAAAAAAACTAGAGTTAGGTTCTACAGGATCGCTGTACATATTATGTGAGGAGGTGGCTATCTTTACCGCAGAAGCAATGTCATTTGTGTCATAACGCCATACCTCAGTATGAGCATACCCTTGGTAAGTTGCCTTATCCCACACAAGAAGAAGGTTAGTGAACGCACCACTAACAACTAAATTGGTTGGAGTAGTTGGAAAATCAACTACGTCACTCACTTTGCCAAAGGATATTCCAGAAGATGATCCACCAGAAGCTAGTGATGCTGTACTTACAGTAAGTATTCCAGCTTGCGCTAAGTCCCTAGCAGTAAGTGCTCGATCCAATCCATCTCCACGCTTACCTTCAAGAACTTCCACGCATTCCTTTACGGATTCATTAAATAATCTCTGAGACTCTTCATCACTAAGGTCTGAAGAAATGGATGGAGTATCTACGCGGTTGGTCATTAAATAATCTCACTCATACTTGAAGCAATATAAATGCTGTTGATAATATCTGATCCAACAACCTTGACTTCATATTGGTTAGATCTATATCCCGAAGGAAGTCTGAATGCTCTTTCATTCAACACAGGCTGAGTATGAACTAAACCACTTTCGGCATAGACGGAAATGGTAATGTTTGAGTAGGACTCTGCCTCTACTCTGGCCGCAGCCATATTCATAGGACGACCAACCTTGTACTGCTTAGATTGCCATTCATAGGTACTGTCTGTACCAGCATTAAACTGTTTGATCTGGCTCACGTTATCAATGAAGTACAAAGCGTCATCTTCAGGATTGGCGTAACCGCCTGTCAAGGTGGTCACATCGGTTAAATCAGAAAGGAGAAGACTCTTAGGATTGAAAATAAATCCTTTTTGAACCCCACTCACAGTATAAAATCCGACATAGCTACCTTCGTGCATATAGCCATGGATCGTCTCAGGCTTCATAGCCTGCCACTGAGCGCGGCTATAAACCTTTTCTGTAGCCAATGTCGCTATGTTTCCTGCGGCTGATATAAGGCCATCTGGAGAGGCGTACATCACACTGTGACCCATGCCAACAACAGATCGCTTAGAGACACATGACTGATTCTCTCTCATCCTAGCTAAAGTCATGTTGCTTGGATGTGCGCCTTGGGCCACATAAGGATAAGCTTTAGTTGTAATAATTAAACTGCTACCCACGGCCTTGATACCTACAATAGGATAGTCTGTGGACATTCTGTATTTAGTAGGCCATGCGTGGGGCATGAAAGGCTCACAGAACATTACTTCATTGTCTTTAAATCCTGCCAAAATACCATTGGATAATGAAGTCAATCCAATCATTCCCTCTGGCGGTGCAACCCAATCTGTAGAAGGCAACACACCACCAACTTGCAGAGCGGTCTTAGAATCTGAATAAGTTGCTTCAGATAGCTGTACAACATCGACATACATATAAAAAGTTCCAGCCGCAGAGGTGACTGTCCGATAGATATTTTTATGTGTCACATTGTAAGAATCGTTTTCTGCCGTAACCATTGCAGAAATATTGACTGTCTGGCTGGTAGGGTAAAGATCAAATACAGCACTAGGCGGTGATGGTGGCCCTTCTTCGCCATCAGCTGTAACAAAAGTGTAAACATAAGAACGTGATTCTTTGACTTCATCGTCAGTGTTAGCTGGGGCAGATCCTACTACAGCCGATGTTAGTGCTGTCGCTGGAGCAGGTAGACCTAACCGATAAGATACTGATGGGTAACGTGTACCACCGCCAATAGCCACTGAATTCTTAGTGACACGAGGTCTCATGTTGTCTACTGAGTCACCGGTGAAGTAAACGCGGTTGTATATATTTCCTGCTATGGGGGATCTCACCACATCAACGTCTTCGTCCCAGCGCAGCCACTGGTCAACACCATCAACTGTATCGTACTTATAAAGACTATTTTCTGTACCCGCTGATTCTACTGTACTGGTAATGTCAGCCAGACCACGGATAGGCACTAGATCTCCCGAATCTAAGCGGCAGTTTGTCGCTGTTACCGCTGATCCTTCAGGCAGTAATCTGGCTGAAAGTTTGGGAGCCATCCCTCTGAATACGTCTATCTTTATAAGGGCCATGATCTAATCTCTAACAAACTATTTTAATGAGGGGACTTTAGAAGACAAAAGCTTATCCAGCATGCCTCTCATCCCGTAAATCACAACGATCATTCCAATCAGTATGTACTGATACCACTGAGGCATTTTTTCTATTACTTCAAATCCACGAAGCGCATACACATCCATACTAGGAATAAACGCTAAGACCATCGGCGTCATAAATACGATAAGAATAATTTCATCCTTATAGGACTTCTCCATGTTATTCATGGCCACAAGATCAAGGTTAAAGTTCTGGGCCTGACCCTCTTCAGCCATGCGTACCTGACCTTTGGCAATGGCCAACTTAGACTCAGCCTCTGCCTCAATGACCTTCATCTGACCCTTGAGCTTAACGCCAGCTAGCTCCTGCTTGCCTTTGAAGTAACCACCTACACTACTAGTAACTGCACCAATGATTGAACCCCACATAGAACCTCCTAATAACTCCAAACGGTAGGACGAGGGAAACCATCTTCCGCTGTTAAATCGTCCAAGTGGATAAACCTTGAACCGCCTTTCTGAGCAACACCGATACCGGTCATGCCATACTTGAGAGCGATCTCAATCAGACGGTGAGCTTTGTCACCTCTGACGGCTATATCGATAGCATGTCCTGAAGCATGTGCTCCGGGCTTTTTCTTTCTTGCTTCGATAGGGTGTGTTGGATGGCGGTAGGCTGAGGTCACTGTAAAAGGAAAGTCACAGACCTCTCGGATGGCATTGACCTTTTCCATAAAGGCTTCATCCATTTCACATTCACCTGAGTGGGAGCACTTGAGTTCGTCTTCAGAAAAGTAATTCATATTAGTTAACCGTTATAGTTTGCAAAGAAATAACCCACAGCGCAGGTTACGATAATAAATCCTATCCGCTCTAACACTCTGGCAACGCCACCAGCTTTTATTACAGCCGTGTTTAATTGATCTAAGCGGTTGCTATGGACATCTAACCTTTTATCTTGGGTTGCTTGATGAAGATTGAGGTGGTCGATCTTTGTCTCCACTGCGACTAACTGAGAAAGAGCATCCACCAGCTTGTCTAACTTAGCTTCTATCCGATCAAATCTTTTATCGGTGTCCATTAATACTTCCTTTTTCTTTGCTTTAACAACACTCATAAGTGACCCTGTTTGATATAAATCGCAACCCCGAACAACGCGCCCATGATTACTATCATTATTAGTCCCACAGTAATTCCGACTGTGAGATTATCTTGAAGTCTTTTAGCTTTTAGTGCTTTCTGTTTGGCGGCTGCTTGTTCGGCTTCTTTTAAATCTCTTGTGTACTGGGCTTTGAATGCCAAAAAGTCCACCCAACCATGCAGCCTCTGTTTATTAAGCATAAATTTAAGTTCTTCTTCTTGCCTA